ACTAAAAAATGCCCCGGGGGAACTTTTGACCCAATCATTCCACTTTTCTACACGGTTTGATAGGGCTCTAGGAGAGTCAGTGAAGGACTAGGGCGCACGATCCGATGAACTGACAGTAATGGTTGACGGCTACTCCCGCTTCTAGAGCCCTTTCAAGTTGTGTAGCCTGAGATCTATACGACTTAACTAAGTACACACCGTTTATCGAGAGGAATCACATGGCTGAAACACCTGAAGCTCCCGAAACAACTCCGCACACCGAATGGGTTGTGCCCAACCAGGACAAGTTCGAGCAGGTAATCGATGCTCGACTGGCAAAGCATGCTGAAGCTGAGAAGACTAAGAAGTCTACTTCTCGAACTTCCGCTGCAAAGACCGAGGATGACAAGTCTGCTGATGCTAAGCAGGATGCTCCGAAGTCCTAGTTAATAGACTTTCGATGAAGCTCTAGCAGATCAAGGTTTAAAAGTCTTACCTATCCGGGACTAAGACCGAGCTTTCCTTGGTTGTGTTCGAGCACCGCTAGAGCTTCATCGAATTACTTTAAACACTTTGGTGGGCCGATGGCTCATACCAGGCTACAGTAGCGTCGGTCTCAGATTGCTGGACTAAGAACTGTCGTCCCTCCTGAGTGTTTAAAGATTTAGAAACTATCTGTATGGAGACTGTTGCTAGGTACCCGGGCAGGTCCCTAATTGTGCTGGCAAAAGATCAGGAAATTCGCCTACCGGAATAAAGATGACAATCTCCGGAGGACTGATGTCTATCTGCAGTTTAAGAACGAGGCGACGCTACGCGCCTACTCCATTCAGGTAGTCTCTAAGCTTTTAAAACTCACCCCAAACTATGTCGTAACTCGACTAATACTAACTCTAGCGAGCTTAGTTGTCCAGGGAATCTCCCTGAGAGCGTACCAGATCCCCAAACAAAGTGGGGTCATCTCCCACACTCCTTTCAAGAGCGGCTTCCTGTCGGGGCCGAGGGATCTGGTGCGCGCTCTGAGAGATTCCCTGGACACAGGGGTTCTTAATTTCTGTCTCTGGTCAGACTTTTGACCAACCACAAAGTCCACTTAGGAGTAGTAATGAAAAAAGCTTTTCTTGCTTTGGTCGCTTCTGTGGCCCTCGCCATCGGTTGCACTTTTTTGTCAGCCACTCCCGTAGCTCCTGTAACTTCTAAAGCAAAAGCTTACTCTACCACCAGCTGTTATCGAGCTATCGATGGATCCATTTGGTGTTGGAAATATGGTTGTTCCTGGTTCGAAACTGTGGCCCTTGGGTGCCATGATGGTTGGTTCCGAGCATCAACCACTTGGTATGCCTAAATTAACAAACTAGTATTCTAAGGAGGTGATTACCCATGCCAGCCCCTCGAAAGGCTAAAAAGGTTTACGATTCAGAGATTGTTTCGGATTCCGAGGTAGCCATCCGCCGTCCACCGGCTGCTACACCAGAAGCTCGAGAGAATCAACTGATTAGCCTCTCGTATGATCTGGCTGAGAAGCAACTACTCGAGGGTACTGCGTCGTCTCAGGTAATCACCCACTTCCTGAAAGCTGGATCAGCACGAGATCGTCTCGAGCAGACTAAGATTGAACGTGATATTCGACTGGCCGATGCCAAGATCGAATCAATGGCTCAAATGGGTCGCATTGAAGAGCTTTACAAAGACGCTATGGATGCTATGCGACTTTACTCTGGACAAGACAATCCTAAGAGTCACGATGATTAGGACTTATACCGAATTAAGTCAGCTAGCTTCCTTTGAAGAGCGCTTTGACTATCTCCTGCTTCGAGGATCTGTAGGTAGACCTACGTTTGCTCATGAGCGTTGGATGAATCAACAGTTCTACACCTCTCGACAATGGAAACAAGTCCGTCAAGAGGTTATTGCTCGAGATGAAGCCTGTGATCTGGGTATTCCCGGCTATGACATCTTTGATAGCGTCTACGTCCATCATATGAATCCGATGACACCAGATGAGATTGAACATAGTGAAGGTCATATTCTCGATCCCGAGTTTCTGATCTGTGTAACCCTACAAACTCACAATGCAATTCACTATGGTGATACCTCTTCACTACCAAAAACCTTAGTTGCTCGTCAACCAGGCGATACTCGACTCTGGTAACCATCCATATCTATAACAAAAGGAGAATCATGACGCTTCAAATTAATGAGCAGTATAATGCGGCTTGCTTCACCCCTGGCCCGACGCCTAAGGATGGTATTGCCATTCACTGGTGGGGAACACCTGTCGGACAAACCATCGATAGTGTCCGTAGCACTTTCGTATCCGGTGCTCGACAGACCAGTGCTCACTTTGGCGCAACCGATGGTATCGCCGATTGCTATGTTAATCCAGATGATGTCGCTTGGGCGAATGGTAACTGGGAGGCAAACCTCTCTAAAATCTCCATCGAGTGTGATCCTCGGCAGTCCGATGGTGACTACCAGACTGCAGCTGAAGTAATCGCTCATATTCGTTCAATCTATGGCGATCTTCCTCTCTACCGTCACCGGGATTTCTTCCCGACAGAGTGCTGCGGTACTTACGATCTGGACCGACTTGATCGGCTGGCTCGACAGATCGCTATTGATCCGTCCACGACTCCCGAACCTGCTCCTCCGGTAGCAGTTCTTCCGGCAGTTCCAGCCACACAGTCCAAGTCCATCGATCAGCTGGCCCAGGAGGTCATTCAGGGCGCCTATGGCACTGGCGATCAGCGTCGTTTGGCCCTCGGTGCTCAGTTCGATGCAGTTCAGGCAAAGGTAAATGAGATTCTTCTTGGCTCATCCAACCCGAAGCCACAGCCGAGCATTTCTGATCTGGCGGATCAGGTTCTTGCTGGGGCTTTCGGTAATGGCGATCAGCGTCGTACAGCTCTTGGTGTAAATTATCAGGCTGTGCAGGATGAGATCAACCGTCGTCTCGGAGCTTCATCTGTCCCGGCTCCTGCTCCGGCAGCACCGGACATCGATGACCTTGTTCGCCGTACCCTTGCTGGTGAATTTGGAAATGGTGACGACCGAGTAAATGCTCTTGGTGGCTACTACCAGGCTGTTCAGGATCGCATCAATGGTGGATCTGTCGGTGGTGGCGTAGATATTAACGATCTGGTCAACCGAACTCTCGCTGGCGAATTTGGTAACGGTGATGATCGTATCAACGCCCTCGGAGCAAACTACCAGGCCGTCCAGGACGAGATCAATCGGCGATACGGAGCCTAAATGACTCTCACATCGCTAGCTATCAGAGGTATCGCTTGTCTTCTGTTGGCTGCGATCGCTAGCTACATCCTATACTTCCTCACTATTTGGTTTTTGGCACTATGTCAAGTCATTGTGTTTCTAATCGAATCTTGGGGGGTATGGGGTGGCAGCTGAAGATAGCATTCTCAACACCGTAAAGAAGATGCTCGGTTTCGATGCTGATTACACAGCCTTCGATACCGATATTCAGATCCATATAAACTCCGTTTTCTTCTCACTCACCGAACTTGGTGTTGGCCCCGAACAGGGGTTCTTCATTACTGGCGATACGGAGACTTGGGCGCAGTTTATTGGGGATGAAAAGATTCAAGCAGTCAAATCCTACATGTACTTGCGGGTTCGACTGTTGTTTGATCCGCCCGCAAACTCATTTGCCATCTCTTCCTTCAAGGAACAAGCCGAAAAGCTTGAGTGGATGCTCAATGTCCAACAGGAAGGTGCTCGATGGACGAGACAGCAACTGATCAATTCCTCAAGCACCACGGTGTAATTGGTATGAAGTGGGGAAAGCGTAAAAAAAGCTCTTCCTCTACTTCAAAAAGTCCAGTCCGAGGAAAGACCGCAGCGCCTCAGCTAAAACCCATCAGTAAAGATGCCAAAAATGCTGAAGCGTTTCAAAAAGTAGCAAAGACTCAAGGTACCCAAGCCCTTACAAACCAGCAGCTTCAGGCTTTGGTTAACCGGCAGAATCTTGAACGACAGTACTCTCAGCTAAACCCTAAAGCCCTGTCTAATGGTGAAAAGTTCATGAAAAATGTCGCCCCGACCCTGCTCAAAGCCGGTGTCGGAGCTTACAAATCCATGCAGCCGCAGAGTCCGGCAACCGTTCCTAGTAAAGAAGTGGATCTTTATACCACTCCTTCGACTAAGCGAATTGTTGGTCAGGTCTTGGGTGAAGTTGGTAAGACTGTGATTTCAGCTTATGGTCAGCAAATTGCAGTCGCTGCCGGTAAGCAGCTGATGAAGAGTCTACTCTAAAGAAAGGAGGATTGGCGATGGGCCTTTCAAACACCGCAACACCGTTTTTCTACGGTCAGTTCCGAGACGCAGTCATTCGAGGTGAGATTCCTGTTAACAAGGAGATAAACCTTGAGATGAACCGCATTGACGAGCTCATCGCCAATCCCCGCTACTATTACGACGATCTCGCCGTCAATGGGTTTATTGCCTATTGCGAGAACGAGCTTACCCTGACTGATGGTACAGACTTGGTATTGCTCGATACCTTTAAACTTTGGGCCGAACAGATTTTCGGGTGGTACTACTTCCTCGAAAAGCCAGTTTACGAACCGTTGCCCGATGGACATGGTGGGCACTTCGTTAAGAAGCGCGTCAAGAAGCGATTGATTACTAAACAGTATCTAATCGTTGCCCGTGGTGCAGCGAAGTCTATGTATGCTGAGTGCATTCAGAGTTACTTCCTTAATGTTGACACTGCCACCTCACATCAGATTACAACAGCGCCTACCATGAAACAGGCCGAGGAAGTCATGGCGCCTTTCCGGACTGCCATCACTCGATCTCGTGGACCACTCTTTAAGTTCATGACCGAGGGTTCCCTTCAGAACACCACCGGCTCGAAGGCTAACCGGGTGAAGCTTGCTTCCACCAAGAAGGGGATTGAGAACTTCCTCACCGGTTCGATCCTTGAGATTCGCCCGATGTCCATCAATAAGCTTCAAGGGCTGCGGCCTAAGATCTCGACCATCGATGAATGGCTCTCCGGAGACGTTCGTGAGGATGTAGTTGGTGCAATTGAGCAGGGTGCAACGAAGCTGGATGACTGGCTCATCGTAGCGATTAGTTCAGAGGGTACGGTTCGTAATGGTTCTGGCGACACAATCAAAATGGAACTAGCTGACATCCTGAAAGGTGAGTACTACAACCCTCACGTTTCGATTTGGCACTACAAGCTAGACACATTGGAGGAAGTCAATGACCCCGACATGTGGCCTAAGGCGCAACCAAACATTGGGAAGACCGTCTCCTACGAAACTTACCAGCAAGATGTCGAGCGAGCTGAGAAAGCACCTGCTTCGCGGAACGATATCCTGGCTAAGCGTTTCGGAATTCCCATGGAAGGTTATACGTACTTCTTTACCTATGAAGAGACACTGCCTCACAGTGCTCGAGAGTTCTTCGACCTTCCTTGTGCTATGGGAGCCGACCTCTCACAGGGTGATGACTTCTGTGCCTTCACTTTCCTGTTTCCTTACCCTGATGGATCTTTCGGAATCAAGACCCGAAGCTATATCTCACAATTAACTCATATGAAACTTCCTGGGGCCATGCGCTTCAAGTATCAAGAGTTCATTGATGAGGGTAGTCTTCATGTTCTCAATGGAACAGTTCTTGACATGATGGAAGTTTATGATGATCTCGATAAATTCATTGAAGAGATGGGTTATGATGTCCGAGCATTCGGCTATGACCCCTACAACGCTACTGAGTTTGTTAAGCGCTGGGAAGCTGAGAATGGTCCGTTTGGAATCGTCAAGGTTCAACAGGGGTCTCGAACTGAATCCGTTCCACTTGGTGAGCTGAAGAAACTCTCCGAAGAACGAATGTTGGTCTTCGATCAGATCCTAATGTCATTTGCTATGGGTAACTCTATTACGATGGAGGATACCAATGGTAACCGAAAGCTTCTGAAGAAGCGGCAGGATCAGAAGATTGATAATGTCGCGGCCATGATGGACGCATATGTTGCATACAAGGCTACGAAAGAGGCATTCGAATGAGTGATCCAGTTGAAGATTTCTTAGCTCATCACGGGGTACCTGGAATGAAGTGGGGTAAGCGGTCTAATAAGTCGAAGACTCTCACTAAAGCCAAGAAACAGCCAAAAACTCCAGAAGAACTGAAGAAAGCTAAAGCTCGACGAGACTTTGCAATTTCTGCAGGTCTTGGGGCGGCTATGGTTGCCTCAATGGCACTTGGTGGTATTCGAACATCAAACATCAGTGCTCAACAGCGACATGTTCGTGAAGACTTTTCTGATGTTATGGGTCTACCAGTAAGTTCTATTAAACTCAGCTATAACCCTACTACCAACGTCTGGGGATAAGTTGATGAAATCTACTAGCAATGAGAGGAGGTAACCAATGGGCGTTAAAGATAGACTAACTCATGCCTGGAATGCATTTACTTCCACAAATACCGAGTCTCTTAGCGAAACTTGGAGTAATGGTGGATCTGTTACCTATGGTGGAATTTCGCCACAGCGGGTTCGATTCCGATCGGGCAATGACAAATCAATCATCGCTTCCATCTACACTCGACTTAGCATTGACGTGGCCGCTGTCGAAATGTCGCATGTCAAAGTCGATCAAAATGGTAGGTATAAGGATACGGTTAATAGTGATCTAAATAGCTGCTTGAGTCTCGAAGCCAACCTGGATCAGGCATCGGATGCTTTCATGCAGGATGTTGCGATGACTCTCTTCGAAAAGGGAACTATCGCTATCGTTCCAGTGGACACTACGATCAGTCCTGATGTCTCTATGGCTTACGACATCCAATCATTGCGGGTTGGTGAGATTGTAGCTTGGTTCCCAGATAAAGTTCGAGTTCTGCTCTATAATGAGAAGACTGGTAATAAAGAAGAAGTAACACTCTCAAAGAAGAATGTTGCTATTGTTGAAAATCCACTCTACTCGGTAATGAATGAACCGAATGGAACTCTACAGCGACTGATTCGAAAGTTGAGCTTGCTCGATACAATCGATGAACAGTCCGGCTCCGGTAAACTTGATCTGATCATTCAGCTTCCTTACGTAATTAAGTCGGAAGCTCGTCGTCAGCAGGCTAACCAGCGTCGAACCGACATTGAAGAACAGCTCAAGGGTTCAAAGTATGGTATCGCTTACACTGATGGTACTGAACGTATTACGCAGCTGAACCGTCCGGCTGAGAATAATATGTTGCAGCAGATTGAAACCCTTCAGGCTTCACTCTATGCACAACTTGGTCTTACAGAAGGAGTCTTCAACGGAAGTGCCAGTGAGGCAGAAATGCTGAACTATCATAACCGAACGATCAAGCCGATTCTTAAGGCAATCACTCAGGCTATGATGCGTACTTTCCTATCAAAGACTGCTCGGACCCAGGGTCACCGAATCATGTTCTTCCGCGATCCATTTGCCTATGTCCCTATTGCGGACTTCGCAAATATGGCGGATTCCTTTATTCGGAACAAGATTCTTACCGCCAACGAATTCCGTGGTGGTATGGGTGTTAAACCGTCAGATGATCCAACAGCAGATCAGTTGGTTAATCCCAACATGCCTAATGCTGGATCGACGCCCACAGCGGCAGCACCGGGAACTCCTCCTGATACTACCGAACAGGATGCGATTGTAAACGATGTGTTTGACTCTTTGGAGGCTCAGGCAAATCAGATCATTGCTGATTCTGGCGGTGGTTAATGAGTACTGATAATGTTGGTCGGGACTTTGTAGAAGATTTTCTAGCTCACTATGCTGATCCGAACTATGATCCGGCTAAAGCACATGAGTACTACATGGAAAATCGACAGCTAAAGAGTGGCGGCCGTAAAGGTCGGGCTCCGAAAGCACCAAAGGGTCCTAAAGGTCCTTCTGCAGAAGTCCTGGCTAAAAGAGCAGCGGCTGAGACTAAAAAGCATCAGCGGGAAGCAATTCGAAACTCTCATCAGCGCTTGGCGGTTGAGAAAAAGAATGAGATGAACAATGCAGCTAATGCTAATACAGCTCGTCTGGAACAGATGCGTCAGACTGCCGAAGCTACAAGGCAACGGATTACTGATGCGCTCAACCAAAGACTGGCTGAAATTTCAGCAAAAGCTAACTTGAAGTTTGATGAAACAAAACTCATTCCGATTCCAGCAAATGCAAGTGATAAAGTCCGACAGTATCTCGAACAGCAGAATGCTCGGCGACTTCAAGTAGCGAACCGACAGCAGCAAACCGCCCAGGCTAACGCCAATCGGGAAAAGAGTGCTGCTACTCAGGCCGCTCAGAAAGCCGCCCAAGCAGAAATGCGAAAAGTAGGTACGGATCTTCGGGATGCGGTTGCGAAAGCTCGAATTGACTACGCTAATGCCAAAGCTCAAATGGTTGAAAAGTACAAACAAGCTGCTGCCTCGGAGCAAGCAAACATCGAAAGAACTGTTCGATAGAAAGGAAGGTGATCTTTCAAAATGGAACCCGATTTTAGTGGTTGGGCCACACAGTACGGTATTAAGTGCTCCGATGGTAGGACTATCATGAATGGTGCTTTTCAGCATCAGGATAAAGTCAAAGTACCCCTGGTATGGAGTCATCAGCACAACGATCCCGAACTTGTTCTCGGCCACGCGATTCTTGAAAGCCGCGATAAAGGTATGTATGCCTATGGATACCTCAATGGATCCGACAAGGCTAACAGTATGCGGGAAGCCGTCAAGCATGGTGATGTTGATCGTTTGTCTATTTACGCCAATCGGCTTAAAGAAGATAACAAGAACGTCAAGCATGGCGATATCAAAGAACTAAGCCTGGTGTTGGCGGGAGCCAATGAAGGTGCAGTCATCGAAAATGTCTACATTCGGCATGGCGATGAGGTTTCTACCCTCGAGGGTGAAGCCGTTATTATCCCTGAGGAAAACATTGTTATCCACGGTGAGTTTAAGGAAGAGGGCGAACTTGATATCAAGGATGTTCTCGAATCACTCGACGAGGTGCAGCAGCCCGTAATTCATGGACTGTTGGAAGCAGTGCTTACTCATTCCGAAGACAAGCCGGACGAAACTCTCGTTCAGACTGTCTTTGAAACTCTCACTGAGGAACAGCGAACTGTCGTGCAGACCCTGCTCGATGAAGCCCTCGAAACCCAGAAACCCAATGAAGGAGACCAAGTGACTACCACTGAAGTCGAGAACGTTGATGGCGCTACTGTCGAACATGCTGATGGTACCACCGTTGAAGAAGTAATCCACAGCATGAGCGATGAGCAGAAGAACGTCATGTACTTCATGATTAATGAGGCACTTGCAAAGGCCGGTAAGACCGCTTCTGCCGCTCACTCCGACATCGACACCGAAAACGTCATTAAGCACGCAATCCAGGAAGGACTCGACAACATGTCCCGTAACGTGTTCGAACAGAACGGCACCTCCGAGGGTGTAAAGAATACCCTCTCCCACGATGAGCTGGCGACCATCATCACCGCCGCCAAGAAGAGCGACTCCCTGAAGGACACCTTCCTGGAGCACGCAGCCACTTATGGCATCGAGGATATCAACATCCTCTTCCCGGACGCTCAGACCCTCACCTCCACCCCGGAATTCATCTCTCGCCGGATGGAATGGGTCAGCGTGGTCCTCAGCAAGACCAAACACTCCCCCTTCTCCCGGATCAAGACGGTTCACGCCGACATCACGGCCGATGAGGCTCGTGCTCGAGGTTACGTCAAGGGTAACCTGAAGAAGGAAGAAGTCTTCAAGCTGCTCAAGCGCGTCACCGAGCCGACCACCATCTACAAAAAGCAGAAGCTGGACCGTGATGACATCATCGACATCACGGACATCGACGTTATCGCTTACATCAAGGGTGAGATGCGTCTGATGCTGGATGAGGAAATCGCTCGTGCGATCCTCGTCGGTGATGGTCGCGATGTTGCTTCGGAAGACAAGATCAACGAAGACAAGCTTCGTCCGATCGCTACCGATGACGACATGTACGCACACAAGGTCACCCTCGTGTCCAACGCCTCCGTGCAGGACAAGATGGACCAGATCGTTCGTGCTCGTGCAGCATACAAGGGTTCCGGTTCGCCGATCCTGTTCACCACGCTGAACTTCCTCACTGACATGCTTCTCGATCGTGACCGTCAGGGTCGCAAGCTGTACGGCTCCCGTGCAGACATCGCTGCTGCTCTGCAGGTCTCCGACATCGTTGATGTTGAGGTTCTGGAACAGCACCCCGATGTTGTTGGCATCATCGTCAACCTGGCTGACTACACCATTGGTGCAGACAAGGGCGGCCAGATCGCAATGTTCGATGACTTCGACATTGACTACAACCAGCAGAAGTACCTGATCGAAACCCGTATCTCGGGTGCGCTGACCAAGGCCAAGTCGGCCATCGTCATCAAGCGTGAGGTCGGCACTCTGGTGACCCCGGTTAGCCCGTCCTTCAACGGCGGCACTAACGAGATCACCTACCCGTCCACGACCGGTGTTGTTTACCGCGTTGATGGTGTGCCCCAGACCGGCACCAAGGTCATCACGGCCACCACCGATGTCGAGGCTACCCCGGCTACGGGTTACTCCTTCCCGACTAACACTGTCACGAGCTGGACCTTCCAGCCCTCCGCAGGCTAATAGGGATACCTCTTCAAAATGGCACGTTTCTACGGAGCTGTCGGGTTCGGCGTAAACGTAGAAGTTAGGCCAGGGGTGTGGAAGGACGTCATCACAGAACGAAAGTACTATGGTGACGTCCTTCGCAACTCACTTACAATTCAGAACGGCGATAAAGTAAATAGTGATCGTGCCGTTAGTAATCTAATCAGCATTATGGCTGACGACGATGCTATGGGTAATTTCACCAACATCAAATACATCAACTGGCAGGGTAAAAACTGGGAAGTTGGTACGATTGAGGTTGCTCCTCCTCGTCTAATTATTCGACTTGGAGGTGTTTATACTGGACCGACGCCTGAAATTGCATGAGATCTTGAAAACACTATGTGATAACGTATATTTTCAAGCACCCCCAGCCGACATGATGAAGTATCCCTGCATTCTATATGCCCTCGATCATGTGGACATCAAACATGCAAATAATTCACCATATCGCCGTGCGAAGCGCTATGTGATTACGGTCCTCGACCAAGATCCCGATAGTGATATTCCCGACAAGGTTGCATTACTGCCTAGTGCTGCGTTCTCTAGGCATTTTATTGTAGATAATCTTAATCATGATGTCTACACAATTTATTATTAAGGAGAAACCACATGGCTAAATTGGTCTGGGGTCAGCTCGAAGACAAGACTTTCGAGACTGGCATTGACAAGGGCGTTCTCTACCTTCCTGACAATACGGGCAAGTATGCCTCTGGTGTTGCCTGGAACGGTCTGACTGCCGTTACGGAGAGCCCTTCGGGTGCTGAATCCAACAAGCAGTACGCTGATAACGGTGTATATGCAAACCTCATCTCAGCGGAGACCTTTGGTGCAACCATCGAGGCTTTCGCTTACCCGGATGAGTTCGAGCAGTGTGACGGTACGGCTGAAATTGCTCCCGGCGTTCTGATCGGTCAGCAGCGGCGCAAGAGCTTCGGCCTTGCTTACCGCACGCTGATCGGTAACGATGTCGATGGTAACGATCACGGCTACAAGATCCACCTGATCTATGGTGCTCTTGCTAAGCCCTCTGAGCGAGCCTACAAGACGGTCAATGACTCGCCGGAAGCCCTGGCTTTCAGCTGGGAGCTGTCTACCACGCCGGTGGAGGTCGCGGGTTTTAGGAAGACCGCACAGCTCACTATTGACTCGACGAAGGTCAACTCTGCTGACCTGGCAGCACTCGAGGCTCTACTGTACGGTACTACTACTGGTTCTGCTCAGCTGCCTATGCCAGATGAGATCGTAGCACTGTTCGCCTCTACTACGGATGCTCCCGCAACCTAGTAGTTTAACTTTGTTGGTGGGCTGGGCCTACTCTCCTGGCCCACCTTCAAAATGGTAGTCAATCCCGAAAGGATTAAACAATGACATTCAAACCTGTTGGGGTTGATGAAAACAGTAACTTCCCCACTCGCGTAGTTAATAAGCTTAAGACTCTCTTTCCTGCTTTGGATGGTAACGGTAAGGTCGCAGACTCAGCTCTCCCCAACCGCCTCCAGGATACGGCACTTTCTGCCACCTTTGTCCCTTCCGTCGCGCCGTCTGGAACGCCGGCAAATGGGCAGCTCGCACTGGATCAGCGACTCTCAAACGCCGTCCCGGGCAACGCGCCATCGTCGCGCACGGCCCTGTTCTCTGGGCAGGAACCATCAGTGGTGCGATGGGGCGGCAAATACCGCATGTTCTACGGGTTGCCGCAGCAGGGCATCCAGTACCGCGAGTGCGACGAGAACCTGGACCCAACCGTCGCCGCGAACTGGTCCGGACCCACCGGGCCCGTCATTTCAGGGTGGGCTCACCACTCCTTCATGATGGACGGGAACAACCTGTACATCTACGGCGTGGACGTGACGAACCAGAAGATCGGCGTCGCAACAGCCACCACAGCCAACTGGACGACATGGACGAAGCAGAGCTCCTACGCCCTCGACTCGCCTATCGGAAACGCAGCATCCCCCGCCAGTGGCAACACGTACGTCGTCAAGATCGACGCGACCCACTGGGTGATGTTCGGTGAAGGTAACTGGACCGGCGTCATCAACGGTTCAACGCTCGGGATGTGGCAGACCTACGTGGGCACCGGATCCAGCCCGTTGGGTCCCTTCACCCTCGGCGCCAACCCGCTTACCTCCATCCGCCCGCTGGGTGTCGGTATGGCTGGTGGACCAACCATTATCCGCGACAACGGCGAATGGGTGATGCTGTTCCACGGAACCGGTGTAGCCGGTGTCACCATCCCAACGAACGTCTACCGCGCCGTCCAGCGCGGAACGAACCTCACAGACGACCAGTGGGAAGTCCTCGACGGCGGCCGTCCATTCCTGCTCCGAACCCATGAGGCGGAAGTTGACCAGGCGGCGGACTCCTGCGCAGTTCAGGGTCCGACAGGCGCATGGTATGAGTTCCACTCAGGCAACCAGAACCCATCCGTGACCGGCTCCGGCGCGTTCAACATCATGGTGACGAAGCTCTACACAGGCATGATGCGGAACCGTGGCGGCAAGTGGGAGCAAGAGACGCCCCATATCGGGCAGGTGTCGCGGGCTGTCTACCCGCACTCCAAAATCCAGAACGTGCCGCTACTCGACCCGACCGGGACGGCCTGCGGCGGCTCCTGGGGCCTCATGCCCGCAGCGTCAGCTTCGGGCGGAATGGTCCGCACCAACATGGCGCTGTCCGGTGACTTCATAGCGTTCCAGCAGCGCCTCATGGCGGGCACCTACCGATTGCACGCCCTCATGGAACATGGTCCGGACATGGGCATCGTGACCGTCAGCATCATCCCCGGCACGCTGAAGGATACTTTTCTGAAGCAGACCACATGGGACCTGTACGCGACCACGCAGTCGTTCGATAACTCCCACGACTACACGTTCACCATCGGCCCTGATTTCGACGGGCCGGTGTGGATCAGGTTTAAGTCAACGTCTAAGAACGCGGCCTCAACCAACTACCGGATAGCGGACCAAGGCTGGCAGTTGACGCGGCTCGACGTGGTGGACCCGACATACTCACCGGCAGCAGCGCAGGGATTCATTCTGGACAGCTTCAACCGGGCGGACTCGACCACGAATCTCGGCCCTGTTTGGACGGCGAGTAACGCATGGGCCATCGCTGGGAACAAGCTCACCAGGAATGGCCTGGGAGACTCCGTGGCGGCGACACTCCTGACGGCGAACTCACTGCCTTCGGGGGACATGCGCGTCTCAGCCAAGCTGACGAAGGGAACGTCAAACTCGTTCGGACTCATAGCCCGCGCAATAGACAACAGCAACTACTTCGCTGCCCGGTTCAACTCGGGGGGGCAGTTAATGATCTTGTCTATGGTGGCAGGAACGTCAACGCCCCTAGCGTCGGTAACTCCGACGTTCAACGATGGGCAGACGCTGATGTTCCAGGTGCAAGGGAATATCTACACCGCCTACATCGATGGAGTCCAGGTCCTTACATTTACCAACACCATTGCCGCACTGGACGCTGGCCGCAAAGCCGGGTTCCGGGGCGACAGCGTGGGTACGACTCTTGCCACCTACGATGACTTCTCGGCAGCCGCCCTTTACTAGGGGCCAATAAGACCGGTTAAGTTCCCTTAGGACACCCTAACAAAGAAAGGAGATCAGAGAGTGCTTACCATCACGATCCCACATCTAGAACTTTTCGATGACGAGACCAATACCTTTGTCAACTCACCAGAAGTTGTTCTAGAGCTCGAGCATTCTCTGGTCTCCCTTTCAAAATGGGAGTCAGAGTTCGAGAAGCCATTCCTCAGCTCGGAAGAAAAAACTACGGAAGAGACTCTTGGTTACATTCAAGCCATGACTCTTACGCCAAATGTTCCTCCGGAGATCTATCGGCGGTTATCAAATGAAAACATGGATGAAATTAACAAGTATATTGGCGCTAAAATGTCAGCTACTTGGTTTAATGACAAACATGTAAAACAAGCCTCTCGCTCTCGGGAAGTTATTACTGCTGAAATTCTGTACTATCAGATGATCCAGTTTCAAATTCCACTGGAATGGGAAAATCGACATCTAAATCGACTATTCACACTCATAAAGGTCTGCAGTAACAAGAATGCTCCTGAAAAGAAGATGAATACTCGAGATATGGTAGCCGAACGTAACCGTATCAATGCCGAACGTAAAGCAATGTTTAAGACTCCAAGTTAGAAAGGAGAGTTAAAATGACTAAGTCAGCCAGCATCACAATTGATTCTCGAAAACTTACTCCTGCGGCATTAGTAGAGCTGGAAGGTGTTCTATATGGCACCGCTACCAATGCTCCAAGAATGCCCTTGCCGGATGAAATCAGAGCTATTGTCTATCAAGAAACTTTGGTGGATTCCACTAACTCTGGAACTTATACAATTCAGCGAAATGCCCTGATTGAAGACTCGACAGATCCTGGAACGTACACCATCATTAATATCACCCAGGTTTCTGAAGATCCAGCTGATCCGGGAACTTATCTCCTTACTGGGAGTACACTTTAACCTTGCCGGAAGGAGGCATTAAATGACCAAACTTATTTGGGGAGCCGTCGGCGAACGGTTCTACGAAGCTGGAACAGATCGTGGAGTTCTCTACCTGAATGGAAAAGGAATTCCTTGGGATGGTCTTATTTCGGTACAAGAGTCTCCTTCCGGCGGTGACCCAACAGCTTATTACATCGATGGTGTAAAATACCTGGACCATTCAAACCCTGAAGAGTTTCAGGCCACTATCGAGGCATATACTTATCCAGATGAATTCGTTCTTTGCGATGGCTCAATGGCACTGGCTAACGGTCTTGCTATCACCCAACAGCGACGAAAATCTTTTGGTTTGGCTTATCGAACCAAAATCGGTAATGATCTGGACGGCATTGATCACGGCTATAAACTGCATGTGGTCTATAATGCGATGGTCACCCCTACTACTCGTGACTATAAGACTCTTGGCGAAGAGATTGATCCGCTAACCTTTAGCTGGAAGATCTCCACCACACCAATGAAGTTTGATGATCCTGCTTTTGGGACAATGTACGGTTCACATCTGGTTATTGACTCCCGTGTTACTTATCCTTGGGCTATGCAAGCGGTGGAGAATGTGTTATTTGGCTCAGAAACCACCGATGCAACCCTACCGAACCCAACAGACCTCCTCAAACTCTTCGTTGACAATGCACTTCTCAAGATTTTCGACAATGGTGATGGTACCTGGACTGCCGATGGTCCGGCCGAAGCTATGTCAGTCTTCAATGTAACCAATGGTGCTCTGGTCGAAGATCCAGCTGATGCAGGCGTATTCAACATTCAAAATGGGAGTATTTCAGAGGATTCAACTGATGCTGGAACCTTTACGTTAGCTCCTGGTCTGATTCCAGATGCATTGGATATGGGAACTTTCCAAACAGAATCCATCGAAGAATTTACTTTGTCCTGGCCGTCGGTCACATCAGTGGACGAAGACACATTTACAGCTAGCTCTCTCTAGAAAGGAGGTGTCGTATGGCTACAATCACAGGAATTACAGCCAAACGCGCACAAGAAATTGCAGACGCCTCTGTCATCAGTGGGGCAGTCAATACTATGGGTAACCTCGAATTGACAACCCGAGGTGGTATTAAGATTGATGCTGGTCATGTCAAGGGGGATACCGGTAATACTGGAGCTCAGGGTATTCCAGGTATTGCTGGTGGTGTAACTGCACTCCGAGATAGTACTTATGGAGTGCCAACTACGGTAACCGATCAGGTAGCTTTAGCTAATAAAGTTCCTACTTGGTATAATGCGGTCACCAAACAAATCGAAGTTTACATGGCTACTACAGGTATGGCGGGGCTATTGGTTCCCGGTGTGTCTGGAGTTCCTGGTTGGTATGTGTTGTCTACATATGACAATCTCCCAAAAGGGTTGCTTTACGAAAATGTAGCTCAAACCTCAGTTAACGGGTTGACCGATAACATTGTAGCAAACATCCCTTCATTCACCTTTAAGGGTGGACGTAAGTATCGAATTGTCTGGGACGCATCTTACCTACAGGATAATGTTGGCGATTTGTTTTTCTGGTGCATCTTTAGCGCACCAGTTGGAGATACGGCAACGAGTTTGACTAACCTAACTGTTATTGGTGGACGAACCAAGGGTGTTGTGGCTGGAGGTCTGGTTACCGTACATACTGGTATTATCACGGCTCTTTACCGCCCTTTGGTTGATATCACTATTCAGCTTAAATTTCGGGTTCAGCGAGTTGCGGGCTCCGGCGGTGTAGCAGTTGTTAGTCAGAATGGCGAACGACCATCTTACCAAATTTTCGATGACGGAATGCAGTTCTAGGGGATTATATGGCGACTACAATTGTCTCTCGTCCAGTAATAACTGAAGATAATCAGTTAATTTGGGAATACATTGAGGTTGAAGAAACCAATCTTCTTCCCGACGAAACACCTTTGCCCGATGTTCTTATCGAAGAAATTCGTGCTTCCGATGAACCCGTAACTGTCGAATAAACGAAAGGAGCCGCTATGCGAATCTCTGTAAAAGCTAGCGGCTCCTTCGCTAAAATTGAGAAGTTCACTAAAACAATGTCACAGGCTGATATTTTCCGACAATTGGAAGGTATTGGTCAAGATGGCGTTAAAGCTCTTTCCTCAGCTACACCAAAAGACAGTGGCGAAACGGCTAATGCTTGGAATGTCAAAGTCAAAAGTAGTCGTGGTCGCTTCACTATGGAGTGGACCAACGGTAACGTTGTAAACGGCGTTCCTATTGCCATTATTCTCCAATATGGACATGGTACCGGAACTGGTGGTTACGTACAGGGTCGTGACTACATCAATCCCGCAATGAAACCTATATTTGACAAACTTGCAGAAAGAGCATGGAAGGTGGTGACCTCTGCATGAGCAGCATTGACGAGCGCGTCGTCCAAATGAAGTTCGATAATGCCCAATTTGAGTCGGGTATCAGGCAGACTCAGAACTCACTGGATGGCTTGAAGAAGGGACTCAATCTTGATGCTTCGGCTAAGAGCCTTGAGAACCTCAATGCTGCAGGTAATAAGTTTTCACTTGCAGGGATCGCTAATGGTGTTCAAGATCTGGCTTCCAAGTTTGGTGCATTATCCATTGTCGGTATTACTGCGTTAACCAATATAGCTAACCGTGCGGTCGATGCGGGTCTTGCTATTGCTCGATCATTAACCGTTGATCCAATTGCCGCTGGTCTACAGGAATACGAGACAAACCTCAACTCTATTCAGACTGTTCTGGCTAATACCCAGGTTGCTGGTGCCACTCTTGATGATGTCAATGCGGCACTTCAGAACCTAAACACCTATTCCGATAAGACCATCTATAACTTCTCGGAAATGGCTAAGAACATTGGTACCTTTACGGCTGCTGGTGTTGATCTAAAGACCTCCACGGAGGCTATTAAGGGTATTGCAAACCTGGCAGCATTGTCGGGCTCAAACTCTCAGCAGGCTTCCAGTGCAATGTATCAGCTATCTCAGGCTCTTGCCTCAGGTAAAGTCCAGGCTATTGACTGGATCTCAGTGGTTAACTCAGGAATGGGTGGTACGACATTCCAGCGAGCCTTGGCTGAAACGGCAGTTGCTATGGGCAAGCTTAGTGCTAGCCAAGTAACTCTTGCTGGCGATATGAAGACCGTCACCATTGCTGGTGACTCCTTTAAGGATTCGTTGGCAAGCACCAGTGCTACTAAGGGCTGGTTGACTTCGGATATTCTGACAAACACTCTAAAACAATTTACAAGTGATTTAACGGATGCTGATTTGGCAGCGATGGGTTTCAAGGATGATCAGATTGCTGGTATTCAGCAAATGGCTCAGACCGCAATGCACGCTGCGACGGAAGTCAAGACCCTCTCAGCTGTATTTGATACTGCTGGTGAAACTGCTGGATCTGGCTGGGCTCAAACTTGGCAGCTTATATTTGGTGATTTTGGTGAGGCTAAGACCCTCTTTACCGGTATGAGTAATGGTCTTAATGATCTTATTAATGCCTCATCGGATGCCCGAAACAAGGTCGTCCAGGACTGGAAAGCCCTCGGTGGCCGAACTATGGCTATCGAAGCTTTGAAAAATGTTTTCGATGCAGTTCTGGCAGTAGCTAAGACTATCGGACACGCTTTCCAAGAGATATTTCCCCCGATTACGGGCAAACAATTAGCTGATATGACTGCTAAGTTCCGAGACTTCACAAAAGCCTTAATGCCGAATGCTGAAAATATGGATCGGATCAAGCGTTCGGCGAAGGGGGTCTTTGCACTCTTCGATATTGGATTCTTGATTATCCAAAAGGTATGGGGCGTATTTGAACGTCTTATGGGTACTACTAAAGGTGCGGGTAGTGGCTTCCTGGATATCACTGCGAAGATCGGTGATTTCCTAGTTAAGCTTCGGGATACCCTTACTAATAGTGAAAAGCTGAATAAGTTCTTCCTCGATCTTGGTAAGTTCCTTGTTGACGCCGTTAATCACATTAAGGATTTCGGGAATAAGTTTGTCGAAACTTTCAACAAAGTCCTAGATAAACTAAAGACCGTTAAACTTGACACTAGTGGTTTTGTTGCTGCCTTTGATAACCTTCGAAATGCTATGGCTAAACTAAAGCCCTCTGGAGAGTCCATCTCGAAACTCTGGGACGGACTGATCAATATATTTAAGCGTGGTCTTGAAATTGGTCAGCAGATGGCTTCAAAGCTTGGTGAAGCATTCAAGGGTATCGGTAGTGGTATTGAAGGAGCTACTAAGGGTATCAACTTCCAGACTATTCTTGGTATTGTTGGTACTGGTCTGCTTGGTGGAATCCTGGTCATGATCAGGAACTTCTTCAAGACTATCAAGGGCGCAATCGAGGACTTCCAGTCTGGTGGGGGCATTCTTAACACCATTAAGGAAGCTTTCGGTGGTCTTACAGACACCCTTGGTCAGATGCAATCCACCTTGAAGGCCTCAACACTGATCCTGATTGCAGGCGCTATTGCACTACTGACTCTGTCTGTGGTGGAGCTCTCGAAAATCGATGCATCAAAGCTTCCAGCAGTGCTGGCGGCAATGACTGTGATGTTCGTTCAGCTCTCAACAGCTCTAGCAGTCCTCGATAAGATCAATATTCTTGGTTCGGCTAAGAATATGGCTATTATCGGTGGGGCCATGATCTTGCTGGCTATTGCTATCAAGATTCTGGCTAGTGCGGTGGGCGATATTGCTAAGCTTGATTGGCAAGGTGTCCTCAAGGGTCTTACAGGTGTAACTGGTCTGCTTATTGGTTTGTCTGCAGCAGCAAAGATTATGTCTGGTCAAAATGGCAATATGATTGCAACTGGTTTGGCCATGATTGCGGTTGCTATTGGTATCAAGATCTTGGCTAGTGCCTGTGAGGACTTCTCTAAGCTCAGCTGGGACTCGATTGCTAAGGGTCTTACCGGGGTTGGCACTGTTCTTGGTGCTCTTGCTATATTCACCCGAATCTCTCAGGTGAATAAGGGCTCGATGATTCAGGCTGGTGGGTTCATTCTTCTGGCAGTAGCTTTGAAGTTGATGGCTTCGGCAATCAACGACTTTGGCTCAATTGATCCTAAGAAGATGGAACAGGGTCTTGGTACACTAACTGCCGTGCTTGGTATTCTTGCCGTGTTCACCCGAGTGGTTAATCCTGGCGGAATGATTGGCACCGCAATTGCAATGACCATCCTTGGCGCAGCTATGAAGATTATGGCCACTGCGGTGCAAGACTTCGGTAACCTATCCTGGGAAGTTATCGGTCGTGGTCTTGCTGGTATGGCTGGAGCACTGGTTGGTATTGGCGTAGCAATGCGCTTAATGCCGGGCGATATGCTGATTAAGGCTGCTGCTATGGTGATCATGGCTCAGGCTATCGGTATGCTGGTAACACCACTTCAGTCGTTGGGTAACATGAGTATCGAGCAAATCGGTAAGAGCCTTGCAACTCTGGCTCTTACGCTGATTATCCTGGCAGCTGCGGTGAATGTAATGAATGGTGCTCTAGCTGGAGCTGCTGCGATTCTTATTGTGGCTGCAGCACTTACCCTGTTGGTGCCGGTCTTACAGTCGCTTGGTTCAATGGATCTTATGACCATTGGAATTGGTTTGGCTACCTTGGCCGCAGTATTTGCGCTGCTGGGTGTTGCGGCATTGGTTCTGACACCAGTAATCCCGGCCCTTATGGGGTTGGGTATCGCTATCATGCTGCTCGGTGCTGGTGCTGCTTTGGCGGGTCTGGGTATGTTGGCCTTTGCTGCTGGTCTAACCGCTCTGGCTGCTGCAGGTGCTGCTTCAGGAACGGTTCTTATTGCTCTTGTGACAGCTCTATTGGGCCTCATCCCATATGCACTTACTCAGATAGCACTTGGCGTTGTGGCGATGGCTCAGGTCATTATCGATAATATTCAGGTGTTTGTCAATCTGGGTATTGCACTGATCACTGGATTCCTGGATGGTATGCGGGTTATTCTACCAAATGTCATCAGCTTTATCCTCGACATGTTGTTTATGTTGGTTGACGCAATTGCGAATAATATTCAGCGATTTGTTGATGCCGGTGTTCGCATTATTGTCGGATTTATCCAAGGCATTGCTGGACAGATCGGGAATGTGGTAAATGCAGCAGTAGACCTATTGGTCAACTTCTTGAATGCTATTGCTAACAATATGCCACGAGTAATCGATGCTGGTGTAAATATCATCATCGCCTTTATTCAGGGTATAGCTAGTGCAGCGCTCCGGATTACCAATGCTGCAGCAGAAACTATTATCAAATTCGTTAATGGTTTGGCTACCTCTATCGATAATAATGCAGCAGCACTTCGTTCAGCTGGTTTGAACCTGGCTCGAGCAATTATCGATGGTATGACTGGTGGTCTGGCTAGTTCTGTGGGTCGGGTATTTGCAGCAGCTCAGGATTTGGCTAGCCATATTCCGGATGGTATTAAGAAGCTGCTCGGCATTAACTCACCATCAAAGGTAACCTTTGGTCTTGGTGGGTGGACTGGTATTGGTCTAGCTAACGGTATCCTCTCCACCGAAGATAAGATTGTCACCGCTTCCGATAAGATCGGTACGGCGGCAGTTGATTCGATGAAGGATACCCTGGCAGGTATTTGGAACCGACTAGAGGATGATGAATTGGATGTCAATCCAACAATCACCCCGGTATTGGATCTGACGACCTTCCGACGTGACGCTAAGGCGATGAGTAGCTCACTGGCTGCCCAGAACCTCTCGGTAGATTCGTCTTACGGTAAGGCTGCAATCCTGGCTAGTACTACTCGTGCAGTACAGGACCCGACAGTTGATGCTACAGGGACACCTATTGGCGGCACGACCATCACTTACAACCAGACAATTACCTCACCTAAGGCAGTCTCGGCAGTTGAGGTATACCGTGGCACAAAGAATCAGCTATCAACAGTAAAGAAGGGAGAGTTGGTAAAGGTCTAATGCTGACAAAAGTTGAAGTAACTAATAATCAGGGAGCTGTGCTAACTCTCCCTGTGGGTGAGGCCGTCGATGGATTTTTCATTAAAGACATCGACGGCCTCGATCCGGTCAAGGCAACCATTGTCTCTTCCGGATTTGCTAACCAGGATGGTGAACTTTATCAAGCTAGCCGTCGGGAAAAGCGTAATATTGTGTCGAAGTTGGGTCTTGAGTTTGGTCCACGTACGGGCTCAATTCGAGATCTGCGTAAGCAGCTGTACAACTTCTTCATGCCGAAGACCCAGATACAACTGCGGTTCATCGATGATGAAGACCCTTCCGTTTATATTCTCGGCCGAGTCGAAACCTGCGATGCACCATTGTTTGTCCAGAATCCTGAGGCTACGATCTCCCTTCTTTGCTTTGATCCGGATTTCTTTGATCCGACGATTCAGCAGATCAGTGCAACTACGACCTCTGACACGAGCGAATTTGGAATGATATATGAAGGCACTACGGAGACCGGATTTATATTTACCCTGAATGTCGATCGTAGTTTGGATGAGGTTACAATCTACAGTCGAACTCCGGATGGGGTACTTACCTCACTGCAGTTCATTGCTCCCTTGGTAGCCGGAGACGTGTTACAAATTAGCACTGTCTCCGGCTCCAAGTGGGCTAAGCTAACTCGGGCTGGGAGTACTGGCTCGATTTTGTATGGTGTATCACCTTACGCAAATTGGATTAATCTGTTCCCTGGTGAGAATCACCTTCGTGTATATGCGGAAGGGGCAGGTATACCGTATACGATCGAATATACCAATAAGTTCGGAGGCCTGTAATGGAGGTGTATGTCCTTGACGATCTTCTTCGTCGAACAGAAGTAATTGACCGATTTGAATCCCTTATTTGGACTGACCGCTGGCGTGATGTTGGCGACTTTGAGCTCAAGGTAGCTGCTACGACAGAAATGCGTCGCTACCTCAAGGTTGGCACTCTGCTGGCTATGAATGAGTCAGACCGAATGATGGAAATTGAGTCGTTCGAAAATGCGAAGAATGATGATGGACATAAACTCATCACCGTTAAAGGTCGATCTCTTGAACATATCTTGGACGATCGTATAGCAACAACCGGTATGGCTGGTCTGACTTCAGACACAGATTGGATTATCGAAGGTACCCCCGGAGATATAGCACGCAAGATCTTCAATGATATTTGCGTGATGGGCATCTTGAGTGAAAGCGACAAGATACCCTTCTATACTCCGGGGACTACCTACGCCCCCAATACTATTCCAGAACCAAGCATGTTTTACTCAGCTTCTATTCCGTTGGGTACGGTTCTGAAGGCCATTAAGGACCTCTGTGATGTCTATGATCTAGGTTTTCGACTGGTTCGTAACCTCGACAACTCGCAGGTATTCTTTCATATTTACACTGGCGACGATCACACAACCCAACAGACTCTTTTACCTGCCGTAGTCTTCAGTCCAGACTTTGGTAACCTTACGAATCCTAATGAGTTGGTGTCGATTTCAGCACTCAAGAACGTTGCCTATGTCTTCGCTCAAAATGGTAGTGAGATTGTCTATGCGGAGGGCGCTAGTGTTACTACCGCAGGGTTCCAGCGTCGAGTGATCCATGTCGATGCTACGGACGTTTCAGAACCTGCTGGTCCAGCACTGACGTCAATTCTGCAGAACAAAGGGTTTGAAGCACTTGCTAAGAACCGGTCTCTTGCTGCATTTGATGGTGAGATTAGCCAATATTCGAACTACAAATACAATCAGCACTACCGTCTTGGTGATCTGGTTGAGATGCGTAATGATGACGGTGCTACAAACCAAATGCGGGTTACTGAGCAGATTTTCGCTTCAGATGCTGAAGGCGAACGCTCTTACCCAACCCTTGCTACTGAGTCCTATATTATGCCCGGTACTTGGGATGCTTGGGATGCCAATGCGGTCTGGGATCTTGCTGAAGGTACCTGGGATGATGCTTAATAACATTAAGGAGAAATTATGACTTTTAAGCCAGTGGGGGTAGATGAAAACAGTAATTTCCCCACACGTGTAGTGAATAAACTAAAAACCCTCTTTCCCGCTTTGGATGGTAATGGGAAAGTGGCGGATAATGCTCTTCCAAACCGACTCCAGGATATGGCACTTTCTGCCACTTATGTCACGTTCAAAAACTTCGACGGATCGCCCGTGACCGGCAAGCACGTGGAGATCACGCTGACCGCAGACGGCACCGACATCGACAACATTAGGGTGGTGACTCCGTAGTGGCGTACATGAAAGATTCCAGCGGCAGGCGGCTCGATTCGTTCCGGCCCCTGGCCGCCGGCATGGCGGGACAGCGCCTGCATGACATCTTGGTGGATCCGGTCACGCCGAAGCTGATGACCTCCCCGCCCACGGTAAAGGTAGACGGGCCCTTCTCCACGAACAGCGGCAACAGCCTTATCGCAGGCGGCGCGTGGATCAACCTCGCAACGTTCCTAGCCGGCGGGTACTTTAACTTCATCGGGGCAACCCCCGGCGGCACAACGTCGCTGACGAACAACTCCCAGTCCATTGATGCCCCGCCCTATCAGATCGAGTTCCATCTCAGCGGCCAAGCCGTCGAGTTCTGGAACGTCTGGGGCTCGAATGCGGGGAACATGCGGATCAGGGTGGACGGCGAGTACGTCAGCCTTACCCCGATCATGCCGTCGCCATCCACCAACGGTGCGAACTACACCCGCACGAACATCACCTTCGCCGCGCCTGGTAACTACCGGATCACCCTCGAAATGGACCGCGTCGGATTCATAGGTTTCTACCGTGAAGCCAACGGTATGGTGTGGCCGTCGCAGTCCAAGCCTGACAAGGCTGCCTTCCTCGGTGACTCCTACACGGCCGGGTCGGTGGTCACGGCATCGGGCAACATCTGGGCGAACGTCTGCGCTAAGCGGCTCCGCTGGAACAACCCGTACCTGCTTGGGCAGGGCGGCACCGGCTACTTGAACCCCGGCACAAGCGGCAGGGCAACATTCGCCAACCGCATCGCGAACATCACGGCCATCGGTCCAGAAACGCTCGTGATAGCGGGCGGTTACAACGACGTCCCGTCGAAGAACGCAGCCTACACTTCCACGGCGCTCCAGACAGCAGCGGCGGCCCTGTTCGCCTCCATCGCCACCAACTGCCCAACCGTGAAGCGTCTGTTCGTTGTCGGCCCCTGGCGCCCGAACAGCGGCACAGCGCAGGAACTGATCGACGCCAACACCGCGATCAAGACAGCGGCACAGGCAGCACCGAACGTGACGGCATACATCGACCTCACCAGCTCGGTGACCGGCAATGGGTGGGCCGGCGTTCCTGCGCCTGTCTGGGGTCCTGCGCCTGTCGTGGCAGCATCCGGCGGCACCTTCACCGCTGGCACCTACTACTACAAGGCAACGTCCCTCACATCGCGGGGCGAGTCCACCGCCAGTCAGGAAGTGTCCGTGACCGTGGCGGCGAACGGGACGGTCACGTTCAACTGGGCGCCACAGACATTCGCCACCGGGTACAACATCTACCGGGGCACCACGTCTGGCGGGGAGAACGTCAAGGTCGCGTCCAATGTGGCGGGCCCGTCGTGGACCGACACCGGGACGGCTGGAACCGCAGCTACACCGCCCACCACTGACACCTCTGGGAACGCCAACGCTTCGGGGCTGGCGGAGAGGGTCACCGGGTCCGACTCGGTGCATCCGGTGGACTTCGGCGGCCAGTTCTGGGGCGCCAAGGTTGCGTCCGCTATCGCGGCTTACCTGGAGGCTTAGGAGAGGTCCTTGGGCAGGGCGGACTTCTTGAAACGGCGCACGAGTTCCCCCAAAGATCAAGATGTGATTGCTCCCATCATAAGGGGCCAATAAGACCGGTTAAGTTCCCTTAGGATACCCTAACAACAATTCAAAATCAGACCCTGGAAGGAGGGCATATAAATGGCTCTTGGAGATGATGCAAAAGCTGCGGGATATTCCCTCGTTCCAGGCTCTGGTGAAGAGGGAAAGATGAAGTATGGTGCTCGGGAGATCAACCGAACCCGAGACTATATTGCCCAAGTCCTCAAGCTCGTACCAACTAATCGAGATAATTTCCGTGCTGGCGCAAAGATAAATGTAGTGTACAGTGATCCCGGTCCGAATGATGGCACCGAGGGTGAAATCGTATTTAGGGTTCTGTAATGGGTACCGCTACATTTAGTGGTAATGGTAATTACTATATCGACGTTGATGCCAACCTAGTCTCACAGAACTTCGGCGGCAACTTCTCGACCATTTACTGGCGAGTCGATGTGGTAAAGACCTCTGGTTCCGGCTACTGGGCTTCGACGGGTATTGGTAACAAAGGTTGGGCTGACTCCAATCTCGGTGGCAATCCTGATCTTTGGAATGCTGGAGATCTCGCCTATGATTTCCGTAACGGTCAAAACACGGGACGTTGGACTCTCGCTTCAGGGCAGTTCAACGTCCCCCACCGATCAGATGGTACCGCCGAATACTTTGTCAATGGTGGCCTAACATTAGCTAGTCTTGGCTCAGCTTCTGCCGGTACGGGTACTCGGTCTCTCCCGCGTCTGGCTAATGTTCCAGACGCGCCAGTACCCGTAGGTTTTGGCGAGATCACACAAAACTCCATCGTATATCTCTTCTCCGGTCGAGGGGACGGTGGCTCACCCATTCGAGAATGGCAAGCACTTTGGCAGGACGCTACTATTAATGGTCCGCAAAATGCCTATAGCTCAAATGGGGCAACAATTCTAGGTCCTGGACTTACCCCTGGACATACTTACAACTTCTGGTCTCGAGGACGTAATGATGTTGGGTGGGGTCCTTGGTCAGCAGTAAGTACGGCTAAGACAATTGCTGGGGCTCGAGTCAAAGTAAATGGGGTATGGCGAGACGCAGTCCCATACGTAAAAGTTAACGGAGTGTGGCGCCTAGCACAACCACTAGTAAAAGTCAATGGGACTTGGAAGAAGACTGGATAACATGGACAAATGGCAACGAATATTTCCCTGGGGTTACCGGCTATACAATAAGATAGCAGAACCTCGGGTAGTACGGCTTTTGCACTTTGGTATCTATATCACTCTGCTAATTGCTGGAGTTGGAGTGTTGGTGCATACGCCACGATCATTCGAAGGTGTACTGGGAGTTCTTCTGGTTTATATCTTCGGCGGCTTCGTAGCGATAGGTGCACTCCTTGCAGCATTCTCTGTATTGCCAGGAATTTGGTGGTTGGAGCGAGCAGGAATCAGTCTTCTTTGGTCTGGACTTGGATTGTATTTCCTGATTACAATTGGTATTGGTGCCTCAGTCGTCACAAGCGCAATTCCGATTGGATTCATATTAACACTCGTACTTAGATGGCGCGAGATTAAGCGATTTCAACTGGCGCCTATAAAAGGGGGGTAATATATGGATCCGGCAACACTACAAGCTATTGGCACTATAATCGCTGCCGTTGGTGGTGGAGCTGCGATCACGGGTATTTTTAATGGTCTCTCAAAAATAGCATCTGGGGCGTCTCATCGTGAAAGGGTGAGAAATACTAATCTTGAAGCACAACGAGTAAAGGCTATTGAAGATCGCAGAATTGCAGAAGCGGAACGGGACACCGCCGATGACAAGCGTCGTGAAGCAGAAGAACACGTTTCAATTCTTAAGCGCCAGCTCCTCGAAGCTGGTATAAAGCCGCTCGAACGTGAAGACGTAAACAAATAGGAGTCAAAATGGCAGATCACGCCACGACATCCTCGGGCTTTGGTCTGAGCGATGGACAGTATGACGTGTTGCGTCGTATTGTCGAAAAGGTATTTCCAGGACTTGGTGCGCTCTATGCAGCGCTTGCCTTTTTCTGGCATTGGGGTTATGTCACGGAAGTTACTGGTTCGCTTGCAGCACTTGCTGTATTCGGCGGTATTCTGCTGAGTATCTCTCGTAGGAATTACACCGCAGAAGCTGATGGAGCTGTGGTAGAGAACCCAGAATCTCCCGGTACATATAAGCTTGCCCTCTTCGATACGACCACTGCCGAGGACCTTCTGAATAAGTCTCAGATTGTCTTCAAGGGACTTAACAAGTCCTAAGGACGTTCGCAAGAAAAACTTAGCTTATAATGAGAACTCTTGAAAGGAGAAAACTTATGTTTAAGAAGAACATTAAAGAAGAACGCCCCGGACTGGATCGAGCAATTGACCGTGCACTCAATAAACTTGAGGAGCATGAGCCCGATTCCCCCGAACATGCCAAGATCATGGATTCGCTGGAGCGACTCTACAAGTTGCAGCTTCCCGCTGAGGAAGCAGCTAAGCCTGTAAGTCGTGATGCTATCCTTGCTGCTGTGGCAAACATCGCCGGAATCGTGCTGATTATCCACTCTGAACGAGTGCAGGTCATCACCTCCAAGGCCCTGGGCTTCGTCGCTAAACCCAAACTGTAACATAAGCTAGATGCTAGAAAAGTAATCGAGTAAAACCCCGTGTGTAGATATCAAACGTCTATACACGGGGTTTACTTTTTCTACAGGGGTTCTTAAAATTTGCCCGGGTGGTATTTTTGACCAAACAATCGCAAGTATTACTGGGCTTATAATGAGAAGTTCACCCTAGAAAGGAAAAATCATGAAGAAGCAGATCGAAAAGATCAAGAAGTTCAAGCAGGAGCACGAAGCAGAAATCACCAAATATAGCTGGTACGCATATGGCGTAGTTGTCGGTATCACGGCAAAAGTCATAAGCGAGAAAGTTATGTTTGGAATCAAAGCTAACGAGCATCCTGATTGGGAACTCATCTTGAGAGATAAGAAAGGCTACTTTCACGGTTTCAACCGCATGGAAGAAACTACTGAAGACTAAGGTGGAGCCCCTAACAAGGGCTCTCCTTTTTTCGCAAGAAATACCCAGTCTATAGTGAGAACACTAATGAAAGGTATATCATGAACCCGATTACTAAGAAAATTGTGATTGCTGGAGTAGCGGCTTTGCCAACGGCTTACCTCCTGGGTATGGGTATTGGTGCCACAGTTGTAATTGTCGAAGAAGAAATTCAAAAACAAAAACAGAACAAACCAAAACCATCCCCGGGTCCGAAGCCTGAACACATCAAAACTCCGTGGACACGAAAGAAAGTACATAAACAATTCAATGATATAGTCGATAAGTACTAATCAAAGGGGAGGGCCACATAGGCTCTCCTTTTTTCGCAGGTTTTACATAGCCTATAATGAAAGAACACCCATCTAAGAAAGGAACATCATGTCCGCTAAGAAGAAGTTCGAAGACGTTAAAGCCAAAGCTATCCAGCTGATGGAGGAGCGTCCTCTGGAGACCATTGCCGTCGCTGCAGTAGCCATTACCGCTACCGCCAAGCTGATCAGCAGTGTCACCGAGGCACGTAATTCCGCCACCTGGAAGCGAGAGGTTCAGCGTCGGGAACAGAAACAGCAGACCCGATACTACCGCTAGATCGTTCACAAAAATAGGAGCTCTACATGGGTTCCTATTTTTTCGCAGGTTTTACATACGCTATAATGAGAAGTTACCCTAGAAAAGGAACACATTATGGAAAAGTATGAACAGATCAATGCGCTCTATGCACGACGCTCTGAGCTCACCCTTGCAACGGTAACCCTCGAAGATAGGATTGTTAACTCGATCAGCACTGACCGTTTGGCCATGCTGAAAGAATTGCGCAATCTTCACTACGAGGAGTTCATGTTGGAGTATGAGATCAAGGCCGTGTTGGAGCCTGAGAAATCTAAAGTCTGGAACCTAATAACCCGATTCGCCCAGTAATTCAAAGAGAAGAACTCTACAAAGGTTCTTCTTTTTTCGCAGAAATTACACGGCTTATAATGAGAAGAAACCTATTCACACTTATATTTAAGGAGACCCACATGTTTAAGAACCACTCCCTTCGGATCAAGTTCGTCAAAGATGCTGAGGAAGCTCCCGTCAATGAAGACGTCAAGAACCCATTCGTGAATGATGAAACCGTAGCCTATGCTAAGGACATCATCAAGCACGTTGGAATCGCTGTCGTCGCCGTTGGTGGAGCAACCATCGCAATGAAGACACTTGGTCAGATCGCAGTAGTCATTACTGAGTCCGCCGTAAACAAGAAGAACGAAGACTAATCGCAAAAGGAAGGATCCCACAAGGATTCTTCTTTTTTGTCCTCGCAGAAAATACATCGGCTATAATGAGAGGAGATCCCCATTAGGGATGCCAAGACACGAATGCGTAGGTGAAACCCCTACCTGGCGTGGTAACACAAGACAGTTACCTAAAGATAGTTTTCGTTGGACTATCGCCTCCTCCTACCCCTATATTTTTTTGACTTTTGAAAGGAGTCTTTGATGCCGGATAATCTATATCCACCTAAACGTCCTACGATTGAAGAACTTGGACTGGCAATTGATCCGATTCAGGCTGAAATTGCAAATCGTACTGATGAGTTTATCATTCGATTTTTTGGCTCTCGAGAGTTAGCAGAAGAATACATAAAATATTATGTATTAGAGTCAGAACCCTACCAATTTGAGTCTTGGTTCCTTCAAGATTCTAGTGCACCATATTTCAAGCTAACTTGCACTGAAACTATTCGAATTCGTCGTAAAACGGATGATGAACTAGAAGCTGAAGGTCTTCTATGATAATGCACACTACCTGCATGCATCACGAATGTCCCTTCACTTTGCTATATACGCAAGGGGTTTGGTATCACGTAGATACACATGGCGTTGAGGTCGATCATGACCCGGAACCACTCATCTACGAATAGCCTCGCAAGAAATACATGGGCTATAATGAGAGGGATGTAGTGTAATGCTACGTCTTAGCGGAGCAATCCGCCTCTCCTTTTTTTCTGACTCTTGAAAGGAGCTAACACCCTCATATGTCACGTATTGCGAGTATTGCTTGGGGAGCTCGTAAGTTTGTTGTCGATAAGTCGCCAGCTATTCTTACAGGCATGGCAGTTGCCGGTGTAATCACGACCACCTTCTTGGCGGTTAAGGCTACACCGCGAGCACTACAAGAGATCTCTGAAGCAGAGTCTGAGTTCATCGAACCGCTCACTGTAAATCAGAAGATCTATCTGACCGGACACAATTATATTCCGGCAGTCATCACAGGCGTCATGACGATCTCCTGTATCATCATGGCGCAGTCCATCAATGCATCTCGGTATGCAGCTCTGATGGGCGCACTTGACGCTTCTGTGTCTGAGTTCAAGCAGTACAAGGACAAAGTCACTGAAACTATGGGTGAGGGTAAGGAGCAGAAGATTCGTGAGGCCGTCGCTCAGGACAAGGTCAATGCGGACCCCGCTTCCAACCGGGAAGTAATCATCACTGGAAATGGTGATGTGCTTTGTTATGACACTTTGTCGGGCAGGTATTTCACGAGCGACGTTGAGTCGATTCGAAAAGCCGTCAATGACGTAAATGCGCAGATCCTGAATGATGGATATGCAAGTGTCAATGAGTTCTACGGACGCATTGGTCTCAGCTCAAATGCGATCGGTGAAGAACTCGGTTGGAACACCGATAACCTGCTCGATGTCAAATATGACTATGTGGCTGCTGAGGATGGGAAGCCCTGCTTGGCGCTTAACTACCAAGCAGCACCTGTCCGTGGATTCTATAAGTTCGGTTAATTACAAGTAAGGTCTCAGATACAAAAATGAATTCAGAAAAGTTTAATCAGGTAATCTCCGAACAGATGTCTCGTTCTGAGAAGCTCCTGATGAGTAAGAACTCTGCCTACAATCCCGGTGGCGATAAGCTACGGGGGTTCAAGACCGCGGCAGACATGCAAAATCAGACCTCTAGGGCCGCTCTCGCCGGTATGATGGCCAAACACACGATCTCTGTATTTGACATGTGTTACAGCGACGAGATCTTCCCAGTAGATGTTTGGAACGAGAAGATTACCGATCACATCAATTACCTTCTGCTGCTTCGAGCAGTAGTCGATGAAGAAATTGGTGAAGATACCACGGCAATTGTCGGTGGAAAGATCGATTCATATTCCGAAGTTCCAGCTTATGAAGCGGGAGATCTGTCATATCCTTCTACGTATCTTACGGCCGATGGACCTGTTGCGACGACCCCATAGCCTCGCAAGAAATACACAGGCTATAATGACCACCGTACATATCTTGAAAGGATATAATCATGCTTAAGAAGATCACTACTGTCATCGCCCAGAACAAATCTGGACTGCGTCAGAAGGCTTTGGTTTGGGGAGGGATCACCGCTGGAATGCTTATCAGCGCGATCATCACCAAGTCAGAACCTGAAGTCGTTGTCATTGAGGAAACTCAGGACGATGTCGTCGTAGAAACCACTTCCGAGCCTGAAGAGAACACCCCCGAAAGCTAAGTTGGTTTAGGAGAGTCTGCAAAGAAATCTGTGGACTCTCCTTTTTTGTCTCATTAGAATTACCAGTCCCTTTAAATAGGAGTATCGCTATGCAGAACAACACCACCCTTATTTGTCGCTACTGCAACCACAAGTCAGACTTCCGGGAGTTCATTTACACCGGAGTTCGCAAGGTTTGGCCTGCTTGTCAGAATGCTGAGGCTTGTGCTCGACGGCAGCGACGGAATGCGGCAGTCACTCAACTCTCAGCGACAGCAGTTCATCCAATTGATCGGTTTAGCCGAACCGCAATTGCTTTGTCAGCAGCCATCATGGTCTCCGTAATTGTCACCGGTCTCACTTATATTTGGTTTGGAATTTAACATGCCCATCTGTCCTGAATGCCGAGACGAGAAACATCAAAACTGTGTCGGCGTAGCTATTCACCCCGTTTCGGACGAGTTTGTAAACTGCGCTTGTCCTAACCCATACCACAAGGAAAAATAAATGATTGTTAAGACTATTGACTTCGAAAACTTCAATGGCCAGCAGGAGAAGAAGCAGTTCCACTTCAATCTGTCCAAGGGCGAGCTGGTAGAAATCCAGCTGAATGCTATCTCAGAAGAGACGGACAGCCTTCAGGACAAGATCCAGAAGATCATCGATACTCGTAACGGTCGAGAGATCATCAAGCTCACAAAGGAAATCGTGGACATGTCCTACGGTGAGAAGTCCGCCGACGGTACGCGCTTCATCAAGGAAGACGATGAGGGGCGTCTGCTGGTTCGTCGATTCAAGACCACCAATGCATATTCGGAGCTGATCTTCGAACTCTCGACCAACGCAGATGTTCTGGCAGACTTCATCAAGGGTCTGCTCCCGACAAACTTGACCGCTGCTGTAGATAAGGAAGTCAATGCTTCGCTGGCTGCTCGTCAGGCTTCAGAAGCAAAGCTCCAGGGTTTCCAGCAGAAGCAGGAACCTTCGATTCAGGTTACGCCTGAGTTCCAGGCTGAAGCGCCAGTTTATGGTGGAGATGATCTTCCCCCGGTTCCCGAGACAGTGGTACCGATGAGTCCTCGAGTATTGACTCATGCCCAGATCGCATCTATGTCCCAGGAAGAGCTGCAGACGGCTCTGCGTGAAGGAGCTACCGTTGGCTAAGACCCTTGAGGAAGCCGCAGCCGAAGTTAAGGACGCTGTCGAGAATCTGCAGGACGCTGAGAACCAGCGCATGGTTGCATATTCCAAAGCAGACGAAGCTGACAACAACTTCCGGATTGCTAAGGAGCGGGTAGAGGAAGCCCATAGAGTTCTTCGAGAAGTTTCCGCAGCCTAGCTTCATATGTTGAGGTGGAGGATGGTCCGTGCTGAGGCTATCCTCCACCTCCTTCGCAACAATTACATAGCCTATAATGAAGAGCAGTTTAACCTAGAAAGGAAAAATCATGGACGCCGTTAAATTTATTAAAGGCGCTGCAACTCTTGTCGTCTCGACAGGTGTTGGTGCAATCGTCAAAAATGCAGTTAAGGCAACTACCCCCTATGACATCACTCGAGTATCGAAGATTGGTGTCTGGGTTGGGGCAGCTGTCGTAAGCAGCATGGTTGCCGATAACGCCACTACCTACGTCAAAGAGAAAATTGACAAGGGTGTGCAGGCAGTTAAGGATGCCCAAGTCCCCGATATTTCAAGCATGGAAAAAGAAGACTAGCTTTACACCACAAGCAGAAGACCACACCGGTCTTCTGTTTTCTGTCCCTATATTTAGGAGTATGAAATGTATTTTGTAAAGATTTCGCGTGAACATAGTGGTATGAACTTTGGAGCTAACACACTTACAGAGGCTTTCGATCGAGCTGAGGCCTACAACAAAGATTTCCCCAATGAAATTACTCACATATCGATATCAAAGAAGCCTTATGATGATTCGGAGCTTCAGAACAAAATACGACACCTTGAAGGTATTCGATTTACCTCACGTCATGAAGCAAAGGTCGTTATTCAAGCCCTTGAAGAGCTGTATACTCTTCACGGTGAGGTTACTATAACTGCTTATTACAATCTGATTAATTTAGCCCCAGTCTTTACCGATAACAAATATGGTTGGAAAACTCTTGATGGAACTTCGGTTGAACGAGTTCGTGCGGGTGGATACAAATTGGTCCTCCCTCCAATCGTAGCACTATAATTATCAGTCTTTTGAAAGGAGACAATAAGATGAATAAGACTTTGCGAAAGATTTATTGGCAGACAACAAAGGTGTTGACTCGATTTACGCTTAAGATGTGGCTTCGTCAAGCCGAAATTCAATCAAAAACTATCATGAAGCGAGGTAAGTAAAAATGGGTAAAGTAATCTTTCACACTCTCATGACTCTCATCACTGGCGGATTCTGGTTGATCCCGCTGGCTATCTGGTTCATGCTGTCAAACTCTGGTTCCAAAAAGCGCAAGTAAGGAATATCTAATACTATGACCGAACAAGTCGGCTCTGAGACCGCTCCTCAAACAGGAGAACGTAAGCCCGTTGAAAAGGTAATCAGCGGAGAAGCAGTACAGCGGAAGAAGTCTCTTGGTCGTAAGTTGGCTGAGACTTTCACCGGCGACAGCATCCAGGGTGCAGGCTCATTTGTCATTAAAGACGTAGTCATCCCACAGCTTCGTATTCTGCTGGTGGAAGCCGGTCAGCAGACCATCGAACGGATTTTCCTCGGTGAAAGTGGTGCTTCCCGCCGTCGTACCACTGTAACAAGTCCGCTGGTTGGCAACAGTCAGAACCGGACCCGCAACTCCAGCTACAACTCGTACAACAAGTACTTCCAGGGCAATCCTGGATCGGAAAACAAGCCGATGGCTGGTCCTCGGGCTTCAAACGAACTTCCCGAGATTGTCGTACCTAGCCGGGTCGATGCTCAGGAAGTTCTGGACAACTTGAACGGATATTTGGATCAGTACCGCAACGTATCCGTAGCAGTGCTCTATCAGATGCTCGGGTGGACTCCGAAGTTTACGGACGAAAAATGGGGTTGGGTTGATCTCGACACCGCAGGTATCAGTCGTGTTACCGGAGGCTACCGCGTAGACCTTCCCCGTCTAATCTCTCTCGATTAAGGAATAATGCTATGACTGCAGTAAAATCTGATTTGTCCGAACTTCGGCCGGTAAATGTCAATCACGTGGTAATGGTAACGGTAAGTAGAGTTTCAACTGAAGGCCAAATTGTCGTTGGTCAGACGGAAACCCACGTCGGGACTCTGCAGTCTTACAGCATCCGTCCAAACGAATACCAGATCAATCTTGAAGGTGGAGTGAAGATCTTCGTAAATCGAAAGAAACACATATTTGACCTTTTGGTCATTAACTAAGGAATAGTAATGCTCGAAATCATGAGGCGTCAGGCCCTGCAGATATCTGCTCGGACTGGTCTAAAAGAAGATACCTGTCTCGATCTTCTTTTGAATGGGTGGACTGTACAGACGAAGGCTGATGAGCCTATTTGTTGGCAGTCCCCCTTAACTAATGTTAGTCTGCCGCCTTCACCAATTAAGAAGTAAGGAGAATTTCATGTCCATCGAACAAAAGCGAGCAGCGGTTGCAAACGCCTATCCGGGAGCTCGGTGGACAGAGAAAGTCTCAAAAATGGCAGACAACAAAGTTCATGTTATTTACATGCGCCTCATGAATGCTGGGAAACTGAGCGCTACCAAGTAGCTTCACCAATCCATATTTAACTCTTAAAGGAGAAACTCTAAGATGTCTATCATCACCTCTGTAAAGGGCGCCGTCAAGGTTGCCAAGGCTGGCCGTGCAGGTCTCGTAGCTCAGAAGTATGCGCCGCAGATCCTCACGGGTGTCGGTGTAGCTGGCGTAGTAGCCGCAGCTGTACTGTCCTCAAAGGCCACCCTCCGTCTGGAAGAAGTAGTGGACAAGCACCGCCTTGATATTGATAAGGTGAACTCTTTCGCTCACGAACGTCCTGCAGATGAATACTCCAGCACGGATCACAAGAAGGACCTTGCTATCGTCTACACCCGCATGGTTGTGGATATCACCAAGCTCTACGCTCTGCCCGTTTCTCTGGGTCTGGTTTCCCTCGGTTGCATCATTGGTGGTCAGGGTCTGCAGTACAAGCGTACGGTATCTTCCATCGCCGCATACAAGTCCCTCGAAGAGACGGTTAAGAAGTACCGTGCTCGGGTTGCTGAGGAACTTGGTCTGGAGAAGGAACAGGACCTATACTCCGGTTACTCAGAAGCAGTTGAGAAGGATGACGACGGTAAGGCCGTTATCACCATCAACCCCAAGAACGTCGGCGAGCAGGTGTTCTTCTTCGATCGGGATAACATCAACTGGCGTCCGGACCCCGCTTACAACCTGATGTACGCAAACTGCCAGGAGACCTACGCTCAGCAGCGTCTGGATGGCCGTGGTCACATCTTCCTCAATGAAGTTCTGGAAGGTTTCGGACTCAAGCCGGTTCCCGAAGGCCAGGCACTCGGCTGGATCCAGACCGAAGATGGTGTGAACAAGGTCGATTTCGGTATCAAGGACTGCCAGAGCGCTAATGCTCGGATCTTCGGTGCCGGTGAGGATGAAATGGATTGCATCATCCTTGACTTCCGGGGTCTGACCAGCATCTGGGACAAGATCTAGTGCAGCAGTACGTCTACGTCTTCTTGGTTGCGGAGGAGGAATACTATATTTATGCCCCCACCCTGGTCGATGCCGAAGAGACGTACCGCAAAGAAGTAGCTAATTCAACTCCGGAATATTTGAGGAGACAACATGTCTGACAAAGTCAAGGAAACACCAACCCCAAAACCATCTCCCCGTCGTGAGCGTTCAGTTCCGGTTCGGAACCCTGCATTTCGGGAGCACGAAGGACTGAAGGCCCTGCAGAAGCAGCTGAACGGACGCAAGGGCTGATGGACACCAACACTAAAATCACAATTGCTGCGGTAGCCGGTCTCTCCATTGGGACCGGCATTGGTTATTTCGTAGCCGAGAAGCGGCTGAAGACCAAGTATGAAGCTATTGCGGAAGCTGAAATTGCTGACATGCAGGAAATGTATGAGCAGCGACAGATCCGTGACAATGAAAAGCGGGATAATCCGGAACGCAAAGCTCCTCCAACAGAAGAGGAACTGAACAAAGCGTACACGGACTCTATCCTTGCCCAAAAACTAGAACCATCTGCGGAATCACTGCAGAAGGCTCGGGATTTAGTTGACTACCGTGGATATTTCAAACAAGGAGAGGAGCCGGAAACCGTGGAAACTGTAGTAGAAGACCCAAGACCGGTTCCCCAGCCGGAGGAGTATACTGTGGCTGATAACGCAGTCAACAACCGACCGTATGTCATTTCGGTTGAGATGTATATGGCAAACGATGAAAACTATGATCAGATCTGCTTGACCTACTACCAGGGCGACAACACCTTGGTAGATGATGCAGATAAGATCATCGATGACGTCAATGAGACCATCAATCGTGATAGCTTGAATCGTTTCGGCGAAGACTCAGGTGATCCAAATACGGTCTATGTTCGTAATGAGCAGCGAGAAGCAGATTACGAAATCATTCTGGATGAGCGTCGATTCGGGCAGGATATTCTCGGGATGATTGATCTTGAGGATCAGTTCGCTCGTGAGCCGAAGCCTCGACCTAAGCGGTTCCGAGATGCCTAATGAGCACTGGAACGATTGACGACCAGTATCTGGAATGGCTTTATGGCCAGATCGGGTCTATTCGTAATAACGATCCTGCACGAGCATATTGGGAGCTAGCAAAGCAGTTGTACCGGACGCGGTTCACCTGGTCTGTCTACTACGACGATAATCGTGCTGAGGATGGTAAGTGTCTCCGGGAAGAGTTTCTGCATGTCATGGATTTCGATATTCTCGAATCAGATCCGTGGCTAACAGAAGACTGTACTGTCCTGGAGATGCTTATCGCTTTGTCTCGCCGTGCCGCCTTCGAATCCTCGGAGGAAGCTGGCGATTGGTTCTGGAAGATGATCGATAATCTTGAGATTCGTTATCCGGACCAGGTTTACTCAAATCAGGTTCAGATGGACGTAGCTCATAAACTCAATGTCTTCCTGAATCGACAATATCAGAGAAATGGAGATGGGGGTCTCTTCCCACTTCGGAATGCCAAACGAGATCAACGCAAAATCGAAATCGGATTTCAACTGGAAGCATATTTGCTGGAGGGCAGGACTGCCTCTGGTCCTTAACAACTAATCTCCGGGAGGGAGGGTAAATGGATTTCTTTAAAATTAAAGAGCATAGCACCAAGAATGGAGTCGTGGAGGTATATCCCGACTTCAAGATTTGTCGGTCTCAAGATCTGATGGTGCGTAGTAAGATGTTCTATGCCATTTGGGATGAAGAGAAGCACCTCTGGTCTGATGATGAATATGACGTCCAGCGACTGATTGATGCTGAGCTGCGGGAATACGCCAAGAAGTTGAAAGAGCGTACTAACGGCAGCGTGTATGTCAAATATCTGAGTGATTTTAGTAGTGGTAGCTGGCTCAAATTCCAGTCATATGTCAAGAACCTCTCTGACTCAGCAAAAGAACTTGATGCCTCCCTTACCTTTAGCAACAGCGAGGTGAAGAAGGAAGACTACGTTAGCCGACGTCTTCCATATCCTTTGGCTCCCGGAGATGTTTCGACATTCCTTGAGATCCTAAATACGCTCTACGACCCCGAGGAAGCTGACAAGATTCTTTGGGGTCTCGGCTCTATCATATCTGGTGATAGCAAGAAGATTCAGAAGTTCCTGGTCTTCTATGGCGCTCCGGGTACTGGTAAGGGCACGATGATCGATATAATCATGCGCCTCTTTCCGGGTTATTACTCAACCTTTGATGCAAAAGCTCTAACTGGTGCTTCGGCGTTTGCTGCTGAGGCATTTCGAGCCAACCCTCTGGTTGCGATTGACCCCGATAGTGATATGTCGAGAATCGAAGACAATACGAAGCTTAACTCAATCGTTGGTCACGAACCGATGACGATCAATGAGAAACACAAAGCGACGTACACGATTCGAATCATATCCTTCCTGATTATGGCTTCCAACAAGCCGGTCAAGATCACGGATGCGAAGTCTGGTCTTATTCGTCGTATGATCGATGTGCACCCCACTGGGGCTCGTATTGCGCCACGTAAGTACGCCAACCTTATGAAACAGATCGAATTCGAGCTGGGGGCGATTGCACACTTCTGTCTGGAGCGTTACAAGGAGATGGGTAAGGATTACTACTCCGGCTACCAACCCATTGCCATGATGTTACAGACGGATGTGTTCTTCAACTACATCGAAGCTTACTACGATATCTTTAAGGCTCAGGACGGGGTAACCCTTCAGCAGGCCTATGAGATGTGGAAGACCTATGTGATTGAGGCAGGTCTGAAATATGAGATGCCTCGACACAAACTTCGGGAAGAATTGAAGAACTACTTCCTTGAATATGCAGATCGGGCAGTAGTGGATGATATTCGAGTTCGGAGTTACTATTCCAAGTTCAACGCTGATAAGTTCAAAGCTCCGGTGAACGTTGAGGAGCCTAATAAGTTCTCTCTGGTATTGAATGAGACTGAGTCATTGCTGGATATGCTGTACACCGATCAGCCAGCACAGTACTCAACCAAGACTGGTACTCCAGAAAAGAAATGGCTTGAAGTAAAGAGCAAACTACATGAGTTGGATACTACAAAGGAGCATTATGTCAAGCCCCCAGCCAAGCATATCGTCATTGACTTCGACCTTACAGATGGATCAGGCAACAAAAGCGCTGAACGGAACCTGGCCGCCGCGTCAACCTGGCCGCCCACTTACGCTGAGTTTAGTAAGTCCGGAGCAGGAGTTCATCTCCACTATATCTACGATGGGGACCCCGCCGAACTCAGTCGTGTTTATGACGACGGAATTGAAGTAAAGGTCTTCACAGGCGATTCGTCACTTCGGCGAAAGCTTTCCAAATGCAACAATGTCCCCGTGGCAACCATTAACACTGGTCTGCCCATTAAGGAGAAGAAGAAAGTGCTCGACCAAGACGGAGTAAAGAGTGAGCGGGCGATCCGTACACTCATCGAAAAGAATCTCCACAAGGAGTATCATGCAGGCACTAAGCCTAGTATTGATTTCATTCACAAGATTCTGGAGGATGTCTACAACAAGGGTGAACTTCAGTACGACGTTACTGACATGCGGGGTAAGGTGATGGCCTTCGCCAACAACAGCTCCAATCATGGTCTGTACTGCCTCAAGAAGGTAAAGGACATGAAGTTCAAGTCAAAGGAGGATGCCCAGGCGCAGCATGCTGGAACCTCCTTCGTAGTCCCACCATCCGAAGATGAGCTTGTGGTCTATGACTTGGAAGTCTTCCCGAACCTCTTCATCATTTCCTGGTCTTACCGTAACTCACCTCAGGTGGTGCGGATGGTCAACCCGACTTCTACGGCAGTTGGGGAACTGCTGCGGATGAAGCTTGTTGGCTTCAACAACCGTCGGTATGACAATCATATTCTGTATGGTGCTTACCTAGGTTTCAATAACGAGCAGCTCTACAAGCTCAGCAAGAAGATTATCGAAGGTGCTCCGAACGCATATTTCGGTGAAGCTTACAATCTGTCTTATGCCGATATTTATGATTTTGCCTCCAAGAAGCAGGGTCTAAAGAAGTGGCAGATCGAGCTTGGTCTGAACCACAGCGAGTTGGGTCTTGACTGGGATGCTCCAGTACCCGAAGAGCTGTGGGACAAGGTTGGCGAGTACTGTGACAATGACGTGATCACCACCAAACAAGTACTTGAGAATCGTTGGCAGGATCTGGTTGCTCGGCGAATTCTGGCTGACCTGAGTGGGTTGTCAGTTAACGATACAACTCAGCGGCATACTGCCAAGATCGTCTTCGGCACCAATCGGAAGGCAAATGAGGAATTTGTCTATACCGATCTGTCTGAGATGTTCCCTGGCTACAAGTTTGAGCTTGGTAAGAGTACATACAAAGATGAAGAAGTTGGGGAAGGAGGGCTAGTTCGTGCTAAGCCTGGTATGTATAAGAATGTTGCACTTCTGGACGTCGAGTCGATGCATCCTACGAGCATTAAAGAGCTGGACGCATTTGGTCCATACACCAAGAACTTCTGGGACCTCGTTGAAGCGCGCCTTGCAATCAAACACGGTGACTATGACAAGGCAAAGGGCCTTCTCGACGGCAAGTTGGCGCCTTATCTCGATAACAAGGAAGATGCAGAGGCTCTTTCGTATGCGCTGAAGATCGTGATCAACATCGTCTATGGTATGACGTCAGCCAAGTTTGATAACCCCTTCCGGGATATTCGTAACAAGGACAACATCGTAGCCAAGCGTGGTGCTTTGTTCATGATGGACCTGAAGGAAGCTGTTGAGAAGCAGGGTTACGTTGTAGCTCACATCAAGACGGACTCGATTAAGATCCCGGATGCAGATGAGAAGATCATCCAGTTTGTGCATGACTTTGGTAAAGAATATGGCTACAACTTCGAGCACGAGGCTACATACGAAAAGATGTGTCTCGTTAACGATGCGGTCTATATTGCCAAGGTTGGTTGGGCAAAGAAGACTAAGAAGATTGGTACTTGGGAAGCCGTCGGCGCACAGTTCCAGGTTCCTTATGTCTACAAGACCATGTTCACCAAGGATCCGATCGAATTCAAGGATCTTACGGTAGCCAAGCACGCTACGACTGCAATCTACATTGACTTCCAGTCGGATGGTGTTCCGGCATTCATGGATACCGGTGAGAAGCACTACGTTGGTAAGGGCGGTGTCTTTACTCCGGTTATGCCGGGTACTGGTGGAGGTCAGTTGGTCCGGGAGAAGAAGGACAAGTCGGGCTTTGACGCAGTTGCGGGTACCAAGGGCTTCTACTGGTTGGAAGCTGACATGGTCAAGGCTCTTGGTAAGGAACACCAGATCGACAAGTCATATTTCGAGACTCTGGTCAACGAAGCGTATGACTCACTGATGAACTATTGCGACGTAGAGTGGTTCCTTGCCTGAGCAGCTATATCCTCGGAAGCGACGAGATCTTTCACATCGTCGCTGGCGTGTCTGGCATGTCTGCCATTACGATAATGGCACTGTGGAGTGGAATGGTTATTACCACTTCGAAATCCTAGCTCGTATCGCCTCATGGTGGAATTGTCATATTTCCTCATGGGGCGGTACGGCCGTCCTGATTGATCAGAGAGATGGAGAAGATAGTGGCTCAACGGGAAGTAATCCAATTTAACTGTGATAATTGTAATACTCCGGGTGAACCTGAGAACATTGCCGGACATCCCAGAAGAATAACTTTACCAAAAGGTTGGGTAGTCCTTGGTAAGGAAACTAATTATGGACCAGCAGCCGATCTACAACTTTGTGCAGATTGTATGCAAGCGGTCACCTTCGCACTTCAGGAAGTTAGGTTGTTGAAAGACTAATGGAAATTACAAATCTCGAAGGTTTTATCGATGTTCTTACTCCGGGAAGTGCTGAACCATTAGCCGGTAAACTCTCCACGAGTCGATATGACAATAAAACTCATTTGGAAATCGTAGATACTCGAACCTCAGAAGTCGAATTACTCCATAAGGCAATTATTAGTGGGGAAATCAAAAACATTACCTTCAATTCAAATCGGATGCTTGTTCGAGATCCTAACGAAGCTATAGTTTTGGGTGCGTTGCTGGATGCGCAGAGCATATCAGAGCTTCGGATTAGCCAGGAACAAATCCTGAATGCGAAAGGGTCGATCGAAAGTTGGTATGACGCCGACAAGCGTGAATACGTATTCCGGAGGGTCGATGAGTAGTTGGATATTATTTGACGAGTTCTTCGCTCGTGATAAAACAAAGAAAGAAGAAAGTGGCAAAACACAGCTACCTCAAAGAGAGGGTTCCCGTCATGATGAACGGGAAGAAGGTCGGCGACGCTGAAATTAGCGATAGCGGTCTTCTTACGGCTACCATCAACTCTGATGTAGTCGCTTCATATTTGCAATTCGGTCGGATTGAACATCTGTCAATTGACCAAAAAATCAAGGAGTAGTCCTCACATGAGTGAAACCCCGGAAGTAAACCATGATGCTTTAGATGCTGCTACCGAGCAGCAGGAGCGAACTGAACTGCAGTCGGAAGTAACCCCACTGCCGGAAGCAAAGGAACTCATCCTTCCGATCTTCATGAAGAAGGGTGTCGACTACATACAGCTTGGTGATGCTGTAGTGGTTCCTGAGATCAATCACATGGCTGTCAATTTCAATACCCCCGCTGGTCGAGAAGTCATGGAGTTTATTGGAACTGGTATCATGACCGGTCTTATTTTCTCCGGCACTGCCGACAAAGCCTTCATCGCAAAATTCAATTAAGTCCCAACAGGAGATATTTACATAATGGCAAACAGCGGTTACATCGAAGACTTGATGATCGAAGATGCAAGGATCATCTTCCGAAACTTTGCGGGTGCAGCAAAGCAGTTCAATGAGGAAGGCAAGCGGAACTTCAACCTGGTTATTCCTCCGGAAGCTGCTGATGGCATGGAGCGTGCAGGCTGGAACATCAAATACCTGAAGGCTCGTGAAGAAGGTGACGCTCCTCAGCCGATTCTGAAGGTCAACGTCAGCTACAAACATCGTCCGCCAACTGTGGTTCTGATCACCAGTAAGGGTCGTACCAATCTTGGTGAAGATGACATTGACATCCTGGACTGGCAGGAGATCAAGCAGGTTGATGTTCGGGTCTCGCCCTCCAAGTGGGACATGAATGGTCGTTCAGGCGTCTCGGCGTATCTTCGGTCGATCTACGTCACCATCCAGGAAGACTACCTGGAGCAGAAGTACATGGATGTTCCGGAGTTGGGTGCTGCAGAAGCTCAGTTGGCTCTGGAGTCCGGTCAGGATGTTTGGGGCGAACCCCTGGAGGATCTTGGCGAGTTTGAGCAGCAGGCAATCGAAGCCTAAGGATAATAATGGAATTCAGTGCGGTATGTGGAGTTTGTAACGAACGTCTTACCTGGACTCAATCTGGTGAAAAATCCTGGGGCGTTATTAAGGTAGATGATCAGGGTTGCGTGTCTGTTACAGTGCAAGATCCTTCTGGAGTTGTCTCTAAGCATATGGCGACTCATCATGCTGATGGCTCTTATGTAGAAACACATAAGAAAGTAATTCGTCAGCAAGGTGATCGCTTTAAGAGTATGACCGAACGAGGCATTCTGTAATGAGCTCTCCAGTTCCTGAAGAAGCTATCGATGCAGCAATGGAAGCTTGGGGCGTTAATGGTAATAAACACCAGCGAGATGTGGTAGTTACCATTCTCAAAGCCGCTGCACCATATTTCTATGCTGCTTGTGGTCGAGCTGATTATGGACAACATTCTCTAGGTGATAGTGATTTGAGCACACTTCCAATGAACGATCCTCGAATGGGGCCACCGAACCCACCTAATCCGACATGGTCTAGGCCATTCGGATAATTCAAAGTTATATCGTGAGGGTCGTCCATCCATCGGGCGGCCCTCACTTGTCCCTCTTATAAGGAGAAATACGATGGCACGTTACCGTCAGATACCCGAGCTTGTCGATGCTGAGCAGTTTGTTGGTGGAGTTGATAGCGCCAATAAGGTTCATCTGTGGTTGGAAAAGCATGGTTGTCAGAAGATAACCTGGGTGGATAATCAGTCAGTTATGGATATTCATCTTCAAGAACGCTTGTCATTTTTCATAGAACTCGAAGATCACAAGATGGTCTATTCTGCATATCGTGGTGATTGGATTGTCAAAAAGGGTGACCGTTACCGGATCTTCACCGATAAGAAGTTCAAGGAGCGTTTTGAGCAAGTCTAAGAAACGCCCCAGTGGTAATCCTGCACCGAAGTCGCAACGAGAGATTCTTGCCAAAAAGGTATTTAATCGCCTGCAAGAAGGTGTAGCTCTAACTCGAGACCTGCAGGATCATATTACTCCCTTTGGCGACTGTCTCATTACCCTTGAACAGTGGACATATTTGCGAGGTAGTGTTGTATCCGACCTCGCCCTTCTGGCTGAGCTGGAAGGTAAACCCTCACCACTTGACATCATCATTAAAAGCGAACAGCAGAAAGTGAGTATTGAGTTCTAATGACTTGGGCAGAATACTTTTGGGGTCTAGTCGTCCTTCTCGGATCCATGGGAATCCTAGCCGTTGGCGTCATGATCTGGTATGAAATCTTTGTTCGGGAATCCCAGGAGCGTGAGCAGTAATGTACTGGCGTTTCCGAGCAGTTATGACAATTCTACAGACGCCTATATTCTGGCGATTTGTAATCGAGGAATACCGAAAGCTTAGGAGTAAGTAAATGGACTTGGGACAGATTCTTTCCTGGGTTGTTGGGGCAGTCGGCCTCATCGGCTTTTATTTTGCAGGACAGAAGAAGTGGTGGTGTTGGTGGATAAATGTAGCTTGCCAGGTCCTGTGGGCAACCTATGCACTTGTTACTGGGCAACCGGCTTTTCTTGTTACTGCTGCGGTATACTCCGTTATCTTCGTTCGAAACGCTATCAAGTGGACGAAGGAGCACCGCCTTGCCAGCAAGTGGTTTGAGCCTGGTGAGCAAGAACATGCGGCCGCTGAGTATGCCGAAAACGAATCCAACTTGGTAAAACATGCTCGCTTTGAACTTGAGCGAATTGGTGAAGAGCCGGAAGTAATTGATTGGTATCTCCGGGTTATTCGTGAATACACATCTTTTGGACACTCCGGTGGATCGCACATGGCTATCATGCCAAGCCTGACTCGACTGTTGAACTTCCAACCGCTCGGACCCCTTACTAATTCTCCGGCTGAATGGTTTCACCATGGATCGGAAATACTTGGTGATGAAAATGGTCTTTGGCAAAACAAGCGCGATGGACGAGCCTTCTCAGAAGATGGTGGGGAGACTTTTTATTATGTAGATGAATCTCCGTCGGAGAGATCTCTTCATATTTCTGAGTGTAATATCTGCTGGGAGCGCCGATATAACGATGGACCCTTCACCTGTCCTGGTTGTGGAAAGAGGCACAATGCCTACCTTTCAGCGAACTGAAACCGTAGACGCTCGACAGTTTACGGGCGGTAAAGAAAATGGCATGGATCTAGTCTTCTGGGTTAATTCCAATGGCGGTAGTGCTACTTGGAAAGATGAAACTCAAGTAGCGGGCAAAACTCTTTCGGAACGCATTGTTCTCCATAGTGAGTTAACGCAAGGTCTTGCCTTCGATCTAACTTGGGTTGGAGATTGGGTCGTACATCATCAAGATGGTCGATGGGAAGCTATTCGACCTGAACTAATGGCTGAGGAATATAAGCAAGTCTAATTAATAAGCCTCTTCTGGGAGAGGTATCCACTTTACTAGCAAGGACGCAGTAATGAGCTCACACCAAATCCCTGATGGTCTCACACGGGGTTACAGCACTTCGTTTCGAGAGATGCTCGTTAGGGTTAACTGCCCTACTGAACCACAGCAGACTCTTACAAATGACGATTTGAATCGTATGGACGAAGAGCAGGTGGCGTAACACATGCCAGGGCAAGGTCTCAGGCCCGTTGTGAAAATGTTTTGTCCGATTTGTGGCATTCAGCTTTCACTCATGTGTAAAAATCAAGAAAGCAATTCAGTAAGCTGGGTACTGACTCCCAGTAGTAGTAAGCATCTGGGGGAACCACATAATGCAATTGAAGAGAAAGTGCTCGAAGTGCGGCGGCGTTCTGTACTACACAGTTACCGGAAACGTCATAGACTATCGACACGCCGGAGGCGCAATCCTGTGTCCTCCCATTGAGGAGAGTAATGGAATCAAGTCAGAAGCCACGGCAGCCTAAGCCGCATCGACCTCGTGTTGAGGGTATGTATGCCATCCTACGGATCCGGGAGAAGGAGCTGCTCAAGCTTCAGGGTCCTTGTAGGAATGCTGAGTGTCGATTACATAAAGCACACGCAGGTCCTTGTGACGAGCGGAAAAAGAAAGCGGAGTAGCTACTCCTAAAAAGTGGGGGTCAGTGCTGAGGGGTGCTGGTCCCCACTTCCCAACTACGCATATTTTTGAAAGAGGTCTCAGTTGTCTGAACGCTGGGTGGAAGTTGAGGGCTACCCTAACTATGTAGTAAGTGATAAAGGTCGGCTGTTTAACACAGTTCACGACCGATATTTGACCCCCCGCCCTAATGATAAGGGGTATATGCGGGTTACGCTGTGCAATGAAGATGGTTGTCGGGATTTGTATATCCATAAGCTAGTTGCCTATAACTTCTTGGGCTGGCCAATGGAACATCAGACCGTTCATTACAACGGCGATCTGACCGACAACTCCATGAACAATCTATATTTGCGAAAGTCTCTGCAGCGTGACACCAGTGCTCGGCCTCTTCAGGAATATGAGTATGATGAGTTCAGCAGGCAGTGGGGTAAGAAAGTACAGATTGTGGAGACAGGTGATGTCTTTCGATCTGTTCGGGACTGTGCGAAATATATTAACGGCGACTATGGCAGCATCTATGCCTGTCTCCGAGGTGATCGGAATGAGCACCGTGGTCTAACTTTTAGGTATTACTCACAGGAACGGCTGGGGAGCCATGTGTGAACATTGTGGTGAAGATATGATCATCTTAGCAAGTTGTACGGACGGGTCTCGAGTGATGACCTGCTGTACCTGTAGTCGGATTAAGATCCAGGAAAGAGAATCATGGTCGATGACCTCGCATATTGCGGATACGATGGTTGTTATTTAAAAATTGTACAGACACCACTTGGTTGGGGTCATATTGATCAATACAAAGAGAACTGGGATAACCATACCCCAGTCGTCCCGGAAGGTGAACAAAATGAAGTGGATTAACATGGCTGAATGTGGTGTACAGACGCCACATGAACCGCACAGCTGGCGTGAGGGCTTTCTGTGGCACTCTAAGAAGTCCTGTAAGGGTATGACCCATATCGAGGCTGTTGCTGTTCAGGATGAGCTTCTGCGGCGTGTATCACAGGTAAACCCAAATCAGAAGAAAACTGATCGTGGGGTAGTTTATGCTAAAGATAAGCCGCATCGTCATCGTTTCTTTCTAAGTCAATGGTGGACTACTGAAGAAGAATTAGTCTTCATTTGTGATGCTCATCCTATGGGTTGTAAAGTCGAACACCGTTTTGACCGGGAAGACTTCTGGAAACCACCAGTAGATCCTAATGCCTGGATTGGTGAAGTATTAGCGGGTACTAAAAAGTCACCTTGGTCTAGGAATTAAATGGCCGTCGAACTAAGAAAGCATCAACTAGACGCACTGGAGAAGATGAAGAATGGATGCATCCTTAGGGGAGGCGTTGGCTCGGGCAAGTCGATCACTGCAGCGGCTTATTTTTATACTAAAGTCTGTGGCGGAGACCTGGCTATCAACGGTTTCGGTGGTCTTGAACCAATGCAAAAACCTCGTGACGTCTTTGTCATCACTACGGCACGAAAACGCGACTCCCTGGACTGGGAGAAGGAGTTCTCCCGGTTTGGTATTAGTACCGACTTCAATGCCACCGTCTATGGGGTTCAGCTCAAGGTGGACTCGTGGAATAACCTCGAGAAGTATACGGAGGTAGAAAACGCCTTCTTTATATTCGACGAGCAACGCCTGGTGGGTTCTGGCGCCTGGGTCAAAGCCTTTCTCAAGGTTGCGAAATCTAATCAGTGGGTATTGCTTAGCGCTACTCCTGGTGATGTTTGGATGGACTATATTCCTGTATTCATCGCTCACGGCTACTATAAGAATCGAACTGAGTTCCTTCGTCAACATGTTGTTTGGAAACGATATTCAAAGTTTCCACAAGTTGATCGATATATTGAGACGGGCGTTCTCGAGCGATTCCGTCGAGACCTCATTGTCGAAATGCCATTCGAACGACATACCATTCGCCACGTCAACAATATTATGGTCGAGAACGATAAACAGCTCTTCCAGCGAGTTTGGAAAGACCGATGGCATATCTATGAAGAGCGACCGATCCGAGACGTAGGCGAGCTATTCCGGGTAATGCGGAAGTTGGTTAATACTGATAAGTCTCGTCTAGAGCAAGTTCGTACCGCTCTTCGGAAGCATCCACGACTGATCATATTCTATAACTTCAACTATGAGTTGGATATGTTGCGGGAGATGGCTCAGGAGTTCGAATGGGGACTCTATGAGAAGGCTGAGTGGAATGGGCAGAAGCATGAGGAAGTACCGGAGAGTGAGAAGTGGATGTATTTCGTCCAGTACACTGCCGGGTCAGAAGCATGGAACTGTATCACTACAGACGCTATGCTGCTATATTCCCTGACCTATAGCTACAAAGTTTATGATCAGTCCCTCGGACGTATTGATCGACTGAATACCCCCTATAAAGACCTGCACTACTACGTGCTTCGGTCAAACTCAGTGATTGACAACGCAATCATGAGGTCCCTTTCGACCAAACGGTCGTTCAATGAAAAGGAGTTTTTGGAACGTGGGCGTTAATAACGAAAAGCGGCATGAGCTCATTGAAGCTATTGGTCCTATTTTGATGGAAGCTGGAGTAATCAACTACTCGATTACTGAAGTGGCTGAGCGAGTAATTGATAAAATCATCGAAGAAGGTTGGCAGTGGCATCCGAAGCCGATTCCTCCGCTGGCTTCCTGGGAGATCGATCTTCTCGATAATGGTCCTTGGAAGGATCTTACTCTTGCTGGCATTGTAGCTATTCCACCAGGTAAGTATGAAATTAATGAATCAGGGCAAATTCGGAATAGTATCAGTAAGCTGACCGTTAGTCCGGAATTGGATGCCATATATCTTCGAGAACTTGTTACTATCAAATATGGTGAGAAGGATTCAGATTGGGTCAAAATCGATGGACCACAACTGGCTAAGGAGCTTTTCAAGCCTGCTGAACCTGAATGGGTACGGATCCCGGGCTACAAGGACTACGAGGTCAATTCTCTCGGTATTGTTCGGAACTTCTGGACTAAGCGCACCCTCGGGGAATACTGGGAAGATCCAGATAAGCAGGTTGAGCTGCATGCTAAAGATGGATCGCCTTTCGTGATGACTCTACAGGCGATCATTCTTGAGACGTTTGGTGAGGACTGGAACAAGAAGTGAGCTCTGGTCTCGCTATTGATATGGGGAAGCGGGTAGGACTTAAAGCGGCTACCTCAGCTAAGATCTATCTGAACGTCAAGCAATGGCATATTCAACGTGGTCTTGCTTTGAACATTGTCCTCCTGGCGCAAGCTATCAAGTATGTTGCCGATAACAAGCAACATCTCAGAGAAGTGTGGAAATGATCGCCGAAGTAATGAAGTTACTGGTGGTGTGCTCAGGTATATTTCTGATCTGCTTGGGGATCAGTTGTATATTCTGGGCCACCATCTTTCTCATGACAAGCAAACGTAAAAAGTAGATAGGGTTAGGTCTCAGAAATGGCTAAGCGTATTACAGCCGACGGTCGGGATATCACCAAAGAAGAATGGCGTCGTATCCCAGGTTACAAGAATTATGAAATTACTAAAGATGGTGATGTCTGGAGTCGTAAGCGTATGATGTTATTGAAGGAGAGTGAGAATAGGCAGACTGGGGCCTTCTCATTCAATCTCTATGATGACTCGGGTAAAAACACCTCGCGAAATTTTCAAATGTTGGTAGATCTCGCCTATCCGGAACTTGCTATTAAACGTCCAGAGAAGAAAAATAACAAGCCACCCACTTATTTGTCTAAAGAGGGCTGGGTGGATCTTCCAGGCTTTTCCCGGTTCCAGGTACATATTGAAGGCGCTGTCCGACTCAAAGCTCAGCGACATAAAGTAAAGACTCGAGTTAATAGCTTGAGTGGGGAGACCTATGTCCAACTCTCGGCAGATGATGGAGAGAAGTGGAATATATCGACGGTTGATCTGGGTGATATGGCGAGAGGTCAGTTGGCTTATGCGGATTGTACGGACGCTGAAGAGGAGATGGCTGCATGAAAAGCGATGAGTTGTATCTACCCGCATTTGGCTATCCAGTAGCTCCTTGGCATCGGTGGTTTGCTTGGCGACCGGTTAAGACGGTTGATCGAGGTTGGGTCTGGGGTCGGATGACTTGGAAGCGGATCATCCATAAGAAAGCTAGTCTTCCTGGTCCTAACTATACCTACTTTCAGTATGCGATCTGGATTGGTAAGTGATGAGTGAAGAGGCTATTTTAGCGATCATACAACAACATCTGTTTAGCTATCAAGGACATTGTGAATGTGGTGTTTATGTTGGTACTAATCCAGATCATATAGCAAAAAATCTTGCTCGAAAAATCTATGAAGCGAGTATTTCATGACGGAGAAACCTGAACCTCTCTATACCACCCAAGCCGCCTTAGACTATTTATACATAGCCTCAAAAGGAATGTTTGATCTGAACTTCCTTACTGTAGGTCTGGATCTTGATATTCGTCTTATTGAATCTCGTCCACAAAGGTCGGGGAAGTCCATCGTATTGGAGATGTGGAATGAGCAACAACGTAAAATGGCGGCGCTGCCGGGAATACCGTAATAGTGGTGTATGGGAACCAAAACTTAATGATCCGACACACATAACTTTCCAACGACCTACTACAGCTTCGGTATCGTTTAGATTCATAGCCAACTTTAGTCCAGATCATCAGAATATCTTAGAAGGAAAGGTAGAGCCGAAATGAAAGATTTTAAAGGTTACCCGGAAGATACGATTGATCCGCTTTATGACGATGATGGAACAATGCCCAACAATGTTAAAGCATTGACTACTAATATTGTCGGACGGAAGATTGTGTCGATTGATCGTAATTATCGTAAGGTTCTTCCTAAAGGTCAGGTAGACAAATGGGGCTATGAACGTCTGTGGGATAAGACTATTGCTGGAACTGCGCTAGTTCTAGATGATGGTCGAACAGTTCTTTTACAGGATACAGATGATTGCTGCGCCTATACATCATTAACTGACATTATCTTTCATCTCGACAAAATCGATCACGTCATCATGGGCGTTGGTACAACTGATGGCTACACCAAATGGCATATTTATGCTGATCTTGGCGATGTTATGGAACTAGAGGTTGGCTGGTCTTGTGGCAACCCCTTCTACTACGGTTATGGGTTTGATATCTATGTGATTGATCCTGGAGGTAAGACAATCGAGATTGATTCGTCGGAGAATAACGAATGAAAGACGTTGTAGTCATATTCGGCTCTGAGCGGTTAGGGGAGCTCTATGCTCGGCGGAATGCTATTAACCCTCGGAAGATCGTCCTGGCTACTCAACCGCAGAAGTTGAAGGGTGTGGTTGGTCCGGTGAAGGTGGTGAAGTTTCCTGAGGAGTGGTGGTCGCCTACCACCTCCGCTTGTGAAGGTCGGGTAAGGGATACTAAAGATGCTTTGAAGGTTCTCGGCGTTAGTGAGACGGAGATGATTACTGAATGACGACTCATGTTTGGCTTTGCGCCGATAGTAGTTATTACCAACAAATAGATATCGATGATAACCTTGCTGAATATCATGAGCTTATGAGCCATACCCTAAACTCTGTGCAAGAATACTTTCAAGAGCGAGTCCCCTCCAATCATACTCACATCTTTGGTGAGCGTCCATCACCAAAAGGTAATAACATCTTTCATGAATGTCCGGGAAAGAAAGGTTTGGAGGATATCGTCAGTGTATTCCTAGAGCTTGGAGTAAAGAAATGATTATAAAGTTTTGGTGTCCGGGTTGTGACGACACTCATATCGTTGATGATACCGTATGGCAAGTTAGTGGTAAGGATATTCAAGATCTGACTATTGAACCTTCAGTACTGGTCTATGCTCGACAGAAGTTCATTAATAAGGATTTGCCTTGGGATGAGTTGATGAAGCCGGAGAATGTGATGACTACGCCTAGGTGTCACTCCTTTGTTCGAAATGGGCAGATTCAATTCCTGGGAGACTCTACGCATCGGTTGGCGAATCAGACAGTAGCTCTACCTCCACTTCCAGAATGGTTGATGGTATGAGATTCACTTGGTGGACTTATTGGGTAGCGCTTAGGAGAGCTCGGAGAAGTGAGGTATTTGAATGGAGCCAACACGTCTCCGCTTTTCGGGGACCTCATGCTTGGATGAGTCGGATGCAGTTTCGTGAAGCGTTATACAAACGGAAGTTAAGAGAACGAGGTTTTGGCTTGTGACTAATAATCCTTTGGCTTCGCTGGGGAACCTTAGGTACCGTTCTAAGGAGGAGGTGGAGTTCTATACGAATGTTGTTGAGAACAAGGCTCGACCGTTGGAGGAATTTCGGAGGACTCGTCATATAACTGAGTGGCGGGTCATTGATGAGTATCCGGAGTTTGAGATATCTGCCGACGGAACTATTCGGAACCGTGAGACGAAGGTCTTGCGTGGTACTGGAGCTGGACGAGGAGTACCGGATAGGTTTCGGGTAACCAATCCGGAGAAGTATGGTAGTCGGTACAAGATGGTGAACGTTCGGATGGTTCGAAATAAGGCTTTTCCAGAGCTTGAACCGTGGTGAGAGTATGGTCAGAAATGGCCACCTCCTGCCCACTTGCCCACTTTTTCTAAAAAATTGCCCACACTTAGTGTCCGAAAGCGGCAAGTTCGGAGGTCCAAAAGTGGGTTTTTGGCCACAAAGTGGGCAGAAAGTGGGCAGAGCGAAAATGCTAAAATTACGCTGAAAGCGAACAAAAAGGCCTGTTTTGGGCCATTTTAGGCCATAATGTGTGTTCAATGTCCGAAAATGACCTGTCCCGGACTCGAAATGGCCAAAAACCCACTTATTTTTATATTTATGACAAATTTTTGAAAAATAGAGATTATATATAAAGTTGGGTACAAAAGTGGGTTTTTGGCCAGACAGCTACAATACTGTGCGACGTCGGACATTGAACACGCATTAAAAACATCGGTTATAATGAAAGGAATAGAATGTCGCTCTTAGCATGTTCTATATTTTTATGTGACTCTGGGGGTCCAAGTGCCACGTGTGTCAAAGAAGAAGTTGGAGAGTGATTTCCAAGGTAACTTCATCAAGCGAGTACGAACTGCATTTCCTGATGGCGAAGTTTTGAAGAACGATCCGAACTACCGTCAAGGTATTCCCGATCTAGTAATCTTCAATGAAGACAATTACGCCTTCCTTGAGTGGAAGCGTGAAGAAGATTCAAGCCGTCAGCCGAATCAAGAGTACTACGTCAACAAGTTCAATCGCATGTCTTATGCGTCCTTTGTTTCACCGGAAAATGAAGAGGAAGTCTTTGCAGAACTTCAACAGGCACTACGAGCTCCAAGGAAGACACGCGACCCTAAGCGCGTCTAAGTATCATTGGACGAACTATGATGATGAAAAGTTTGATCAGTGGTACTACACTCAGATGGCAGCCCAAGAAGGTACTGAACTTCACGACCTTGCTGCGATCCTGATCAAGAAGAAGATTCGTCAGATCAACAACAAAACAACTTTCAACCAATACGTCAATGATGCTATTGGTTACCGCATGACGCCTGAACAGGTTCTCGCATATTCAGCCAATGTCTTCGGTACAGCTGATGCGATTTCATTTAAGAGGGACCGTGCTCTGAAGCAGGACCTTCTTCGGATTCATGATCTTAAGACCGGTGTGTCGAAAGCTTCGATGCGTCAGCTTGAGATCTATGCTGCTCTGTTCTGTCTTGAGTATGACTTCAAGCCAGGCCATATTGCGATCGAACTTCGGATTTACCAAAATGACGCTGTCGAAGTGTATAATCCCGAGGTCGAAGATATTGCGTATATTATGGACCGTATCATCACCCTCGATAAGAGGATCAACTTTCTTAGGGAGGAGGCCCTCAATTGATCAAAGATGAAGACTCTAAAGAACTGTTCCATTATGGGACCCTCCACAAGAGCGGCCGCTATCCCTGGGGATCTGGTAAGGATCCAGGACAGCGCAACAAGCAGTTTCAGCAATATGTAGATGATTTGCGTAAGAGCGGTCAGACTGATGCTCAGATCGCAGAAGGTCTTGGTATGAAGCGTAACCAGCTTCAAGCTAACCTTGCCATCATCAAATATGATCAGAAGCAAGCTGATATTCGTCAGGCCCAGAAACTTAAAGAAGCTGGGAATTCGAATGTAGCTATCGCTAAAGAGATGGGTCGAAACGAATCCTCAATCCGATCTCTTCTGGCTGAAGGTGCTAAACCTCAGGAAAACATTCTTAAGTCAACTGCAGACATGCTTCGTGAACAAGTTGACAAAAAAGGAATGGTCGATGTTGGTACCGGCTCCCACTATTATATTGGTGGAGTCAGTGCTGAAAAGTTTAATCAGGCCGTAGCTCTTCTTAAAGATGAGGGTTACAACCATTACGGTTTTCAGGTTGAGCAGGTCGGCACGGGTAAGATGACGAATATGAAGGTTCTTGCTAAGCCGGACATTCCTTACAAGGATGTTTATCAACACCCTGAAAAGATTCATCAGATCACCGATTTCAGCGAAGATGGCGGTAAGTCCTTCGCCGCAATTCAGACTCCTCTGAGTGTTGACTCTAAGCGAGTAGGAGTGCGATATGCTGAACAAGGTGGTACGGATATGGATGGTGTCATTCAGGTTCGTCGAGGTGTTTCTGATGTATCGCTTGGCAACTCCAAGTATGCTCAGGTTCGTATTGCTGTAGATGGTACCCACTACCTCAAGGGTATGGCCATGTATAGTGATGACCTTCCTAAAGGTGTGGACCTCATGTTCAACACCAACAAGTCCAATACGGGTAATAAGCTTGACGCTATGAAGCCCATGAAAGTGGACAAGGGAACCGGTAAGCTCGATGAAACCAATCCTTTTGGGGCTATTGTTCGGCAGCAGTTTAAGAAGAATCCTGATGGCTCTTATCTTCTCGATTCTAAGGGTAACAAGCAGCTTGCCTCAGCAATGAACATTGTGAATGAAGAAGGTTCCTGGGATAAGTGGTCTAAAAAGATTGCATCTCAAGCACTTTCCAAGCAGTCGCATGTTCTTGCTGAACAGCAACTTCAGCTTAAGCGTGATGCTCTGAAGTCCGACTATGAAGAGATTATGGCTTTGACCAATCCTTCAGTTAAGAAAAAACTTCTTAAGTCTTTTGCTGATAGTGCGGATTCTTCGGCAGTACATCTTGAGGCTGCAGCACTTCCTCGTCAACGCACACAAGTAATTCTGCCCAGTAACAGTATGAAAGAGCATGAAATCTATGCCCCTAATTTCCGTAATGGAGAAAAGGTCGTACTGATTCGTTACCCCCACGGTGGAATCTTTGAGATCCCTGAGTTGACGGTTAACAATAGTAAGAGCAATAAGGCTATCGATCCTGTTCGAGGCGCTAAAGATGCAGTTGTAATCCACTCTAAAGTAGCGGAGCGACTCTCTGGAGCAGACTTTGATGGTGATACTGTTCTGGTAATTCCGAATAACAATCGGGCTATTAAGAACAAGCCTCCTCTTGAGGGACTTAAAGGGTTTGATGCTAAGGCTTCTTACAAGATGCCTGACGATAAGCCTGGTATTAAACATGCCAAGAATCCTCAGGCTCTGACTGGACGTCTAATGGGTGATGTCTCTAACCTCATTACAGATATGACAATCCGAGGTGCTACAGATCATGAGCTTGCTCGGGCTGTTAAGCATTCTATGGTTGTTATTGATGCTGAGAAACACCACCTCGATTACAAACAGTCCGCTATTGATAACCGGATTCCAGAACTCAAGAAGAAGTATCAGGGTGCGGCTAATGGTGGCGCCTCTACACTTCTCTCTAGGGCAACCTCAGATGAGCGGGTTATTAAACGTACACCTCGTAAGGCTCAAGATGGTGGACCTGTAGATCCTCACACTGGTGAAAAGGTTTATACTCAAGATCCTAAAGCGGCGTACATTAAGAAGAATGGTAAGGTTGCCTACCGCACAGACATCTCTACAAAGATGGCTGAGACTAAAGATGCACATAAACTTAAGTCTGTTGCGGATAGTGTTATTGAGAACGTCTATGCTGATCACGCTAACGCTCTTAAGGCTATGGCAAATCAGGCTCGTCTAGCTGATTTAAATACCCCCCTCCTAAAAAGAAACCCCTCTGCTGCAACCGCCTATGAAAAAGAAGTCAAGTCCCTCAGTGCTAAATTAGACACCGCCCTCAGAAACGCCCCCCTTGAACGCCAGGCCCAGGTTTATGCCAACGTTAACATCAAGGCTAAGACTCAAGCTAATCCTGATATGGATACTAAGGAACTTAAGAAGCTTAAGAACCTGGCTCTTGAGGAGGCCCGTAATAGGACCGGTGCTAAGAAGCAGATGATTGAGGTAACACCTCTTGAATGGGAAGCTATTCAGGCTGGTGCTATCAGTCCTAGTAAGCTCAGCTCTATCCTTGACAACATGAAGGATGAACAGATCAAGGCCTTGGCTACACCTAGGACTGGACCTACTATGACAGCTACTAAGACGACACGTGCTAGGAACCTACTGAATGCAGGTCACACTGCTGCTGAAGTAGCTGATGCACTTGGTGTCTCAGTATCCACACTGAACAGCGCACTGAAGGAAGGAGCTTAGGGTGGCAGTAATGGTAACAACAACTGACAATCCCTTCGATCCTTTCACTCAGTTCGATGAGTGGCGTCGATGGGACGAGGATGCAGGGTACCACACCCTGCCCTACCTGGCACGGATCACTAGGACATCGGATGAGTTGTCTTTAGCTGATCAGGATGCAGCAGTCGAGTGGGCAATTGATGAAATCGTAAATGAAAACATCAACGGAATGTATGAAAAGGTCACTTCTGAGGCTTTGTTGAGTAATCCTTAGCAACAGCTTGAGAAATCGGTGACGGGGGGAGGGGTCTCGCAAAAAAGACCCCCCTCCTGCAT